ATGTGCAATCTTTACAATTTCTCATCATCCCAGGACGAGCTGCGCGCGCTAACCAAAGTGCTCGACGACATCGCCGGCAACCTCGAGCCGTCGATCGATGTCTATCCCGGCCGCAACGGTCCGGTGGTGCGCAACATCGAGGGGCGCCGGCAGTTGGCCATGCTCAACTGGGGCATGCCGACGGCTTCGAACGTTCAGTTCCAGGCGACAAAGGCCCGTGCCGCCAAGCTCGAGGCGAAGGGACAAACCGTCGATTTCAAGGCGCTGCTCGAAAAAGAACCCGACAAGGGCGTGACCAACATCCGCCGGACGGACAGCAAGCACTGGGCGCCCTATCTCGGCGTCGAAAACCGCTGCGTGGTGCCGTTCACCAGCTTCGCCGAGCCAAGCCCTGTCGACGGCGACAAAGACCCGCGCACCGGCCGGCACCGCAATTTCTGGTTTGCGCTCAACGAAAGCCGCCCGCTCGCCGTCTTTGCCGGCCTGTGGACGCCATGGCGCGGCGCGCGCACCATTCGCGACGGCGTGCTCGACTGGGAGGTTTACGCCTTCCTGACAACCAACCCGAACGGGGTCGTTGCACCGATCCATGAAAAGGCAATGCCGGTCATCCTGACGACGGCTGAAGAGATCGACACCTGGATGTCTGCCCCATGGCCAGAGGCGAGCAAGCTGCAGCGCCCCCTGCCCGACGAGCTGCTGACCACAGTGGACCTGCCGCCGACGCAGGTCACATCACCGCAATCCCAGGCGTCGTTGATCTAGGAGCATCCTCGATGTCGAATACCGGTCATGTCCTGCCACAGCAGAAGAAGCCCAAGCTGATCGTTGTCGCGGCATTCAACCGCAACGAGGACGGCGACCTGGTCCCCGCCTTCGATCCCCGCCAGATGCAGAGCGAGGACGCAGCCAGGCGCTTGGCCAAAATGGTCGAAAGCGAACATGCCGGCGTGATCGCATGGAGCCGCGAAGCCGACCCAGCCGTCGGCGAATATGGCGAGCCGACGATCCTCTATCAGGCCGGCAGCGTTCCCGACATGGAGTGAGCGACAACGCCGATGATGTGGTGGAACGATCTGCCTCCGGTCCCGGTCCGAGCAACTGACAATGCCGGCGTTACCGTGCACGTCAGAAGCGTCGAGGATGCGCTCGAACAGATGGAGGCATGGCCCATGCCCGCCAGCGGCAGGCGCGGCCCGAAATGGCGCAAGGCCCACAAATCGAGTTTTGATGCGTTGGAGGGCATGGCCGAGCTCGATGCCGTCAGGAATGCATTCGAGGCCGCTGCGGACGAGGCCGGCTTCTTGCGGAAAATCGACCCTTGAAACGAAAAACCCCGCACATGGCGGGGCTTCGGAAAAGATAGGGAACGCTTAGGTCGGCGGCGGTTTGAACCAAGCCAGGATTTTCAGGATTGATTCCCATAGCAGCACGAAGCCAAACAGCAGGCCTGCAAATGTGATGGTCAGCCACTTGGTGACCTTTCCGAACCCGATGATCATTCGGATGATGGGGAGGCCGCTTCGAATGGTCGCGATGTCCTCAGCGCTGAGATCGGAAAGGAACTCGCGCGTCTTCGGCGGCAACTCCACCATACGCTCAACCGGCTGGGATTGGTCGCTCAACGGAATGCCCTCCCGATGAGGAAGCCAAGAATTGCCGCCACGACGACCACTTGAACCGTGGACATCGGGACGATGATCGCCGCCGCAGTTTCAGTCATTGCCCGAGCCCTTTCCGATAAGTCTCGTCCCATGCCCAACAGCGGGCAATTCGTGCATTCGCGCGACTGAGCGCGCGATCAGTCTTGAGGAGCGCAACGTCTGTGCGCTCATTTAGCTTGACGCCGGAGCGTTCAGTGACACGGCAGTCGGCCGGCTTATCCGGAACCTTGGCGGCTTCCTGCATCGCGGCTCGCGCTGCCTCGGCCGCCGCTTCGGCCTGCTTGGCGTCAGACAGACGCGCCCGCTCACTTGTTATGCAGCCGGTCAAGCATAGGCTGATCAACAGTGGTGCCAGGCGCTTGAGCTTTGAGCTCGTCGAGTTCATCGGAGAGACCTTCGTTTTTTCGCTCGGCTGCAATGCGAGCATCTTCGAACCTCTGATTTGCCTCAGCCAGGGAAGCGGCCTTCCCTTCCAAGAACGCTCGCGCGGTCTTTTCTGCTGCAAGCTGAGCTTTGAGCGCATCGAGTTCGGCGCCCGCCATCAGTTCGGTGACGGCCTTGTCGACCGCCCGACGAACAGCAGAGGACTTGTCGAAATGGACCCAGATGCCGGCGGCGATGATGAGGACCAGTGGGATCGGGATCATGACCGTGAGCACCCGCCAGACGGCGAGCGCGAAAGGCTTGAGGGCGAGCCATGTCATGGCAGCGGCCCCGCCAGCAGAACGGTCACCCACAGCACCTTGCAGGCAACATGCAGGGCCTGATCCTGGTTGTAGGAGATGCGGCCCATGCACTTGGCGTCATCGATCAGGCAGTGGGCTATGAACTCGGCGATACCGAGCGTCAGGCTCCCCGTGATGACGCCGACAAAGCCGCCATGGATGGCCGCATGTGCCAGCAGTCCATGATACCACGGCACGCCGGGGATCGGATTGACGCGGCTCTTTGCTTTGGCAAGGAAATCGCCCTGAAGCGGATAGTCCGCCAGCGCGTGACCGACGATGAGCAGCGCAAACAACGTGAGCAAACTCATCACAGCCCCTCATGCTTCGAGATGAAGAGCCGGTCGCGGAAGATGTAGACGATCAGCCCAAGGACGACGACAAGCAGCACCAGCGTCAGCATGCTGAGCCCAAGGGCATCCGAGATCGATCGCCCGCTTTCGACCGCCTGCGAGACCTCATAAAGCTGATTGCCGATGCCGGCCGTGGAAAGGCCGCCGGCGAGTAAGCTGGCCTTGCCGATGTTGGATCGCGAGGCGGTCTTGCCGATCTCGGAGACTTCATCCTCGCCCCAGATGGCGACGGCACGCCGAAACGCGGCCCGACGGTCGGCCAAGCCGTTGTAACCGCCGTTGACCTTGAGCGTGACGCCGCGGATGTCGTTGCGGTCGGCCGGCGTGTTGCAGTCGTTCATGTCCCAGAAGGCAATGGCGGCAAGGACGCCGTTCTTCGGCTCGAGCAGCAGATCTGGATCGCCTTCCAGATCGAGACCCATCTCGCGCCCGATCGCACGATAATTGTCACGACCTGTGATCTGCTTCGGCCCGCGCCCGCGGTACCGCCAGCCGTCACCGGCCTTCTCGTTGCCCATCCTGCCGCCATAGACCTTGTTGGCCAACGCCTGCGGATTGTTGGCGTAGGGCTCAGCAGCATTGAGCGTCGGAAAGCGCTTCGGCCAGACAGCGCAAAGCCTTGACGCGGAATAGCGCAAATTCTCTTCGACGATCCGAAGGCCGCCGCTCTCCACGCTGATCTGGGCCATGAAATGGCAGATGCGCAGCGGCGTATTGATGCCTGCCGCCTCCATTTCCGGCCACGCATCGGCAATGGCTTTGAGAAGCGCCGGCTTGCCGCCGGGCGCGAACGCCTTCAGCTTGTTCAGCATGTCAAAAATCCTGATTTGTGAAGGAAAAGAGCAGCCGCTTTCAGCGCTGTGCGATTTCGGCTATATGTCAGCGTTCATGGCCGACAAATTCCGCAAAGATTTCGATCTGGAGCCCTCGGAATACCGCCGAGAGGGCGAATCCGAGCCGTTTTGGAGCTTTAGTGCTCCGATCTGGTGGGTCTTCGGCCTTCAGATAGCAGTTGGATGGCTAATCTTCAGGTTTTCAGCCGGAGCGGTCGACAGACTGACCGAGACCTTCGGTCTATGGGCCGGTTTGGCCTTCTTCGCAGTGCTTGGCCTGGCGTTTTTGCTCGCGATGAATGCTCTCAGCGCTCGGATAGTCGCTCGCGCGTCCGCTCGGCAGCCTGCGCGCCGCCAGCGATAAACGGCCGGGCATAATTCGGCAGTGCCGGAGCCGCCGCCGCGCCGCCACCCACAACGCCATCCCGAAGTCGCTCCACGGCAGTCAGAGCCGCCTTGTCACGCGCCGCGCCGGCCGCTGCGCCAGCGAGAGGCACAACGATATTGCCGCCAGGGAACATGCTGCCGACGATCTGGCCAAGGGTGATGCTCACCGGGCCGCGCGGGGCGAACTTCGATAGCGCATTGACCACCTTCGACGGCGAGCCACCCTTTGCCATCTGCCTGATCAGGGCGACCTCATCATCGTTGAAGCCCTTCACTTTCCCCTTCTGGATCTGGGTGTAGAGCGCTTCCATCTCGTTCTTCACCGCATTGGCAAACCCAGATTGGGTATATTTGCCTGCGCCCTTGCGGTCGGCGTTGTCGAGGATGTTTTCGATTAGCTCGGCCTTCTTAGCCTGCGCCCAGGTCTCGCGCGCCTTCGTGAGAAGCTTCACCCCGTTGAGATCGCCGGCGAAATCAGCCGAGGTCGGATTTTCCGCAAAATCATCCAGTACCCGCTTCATGGCACCGAGCGTGCGGGCGTCGTTGGCACTGGCTGTTTTCATCTCCTTACCGAGCGTTTGGCGGAACTCTTCGAAAGTTTCGAGGCTCATCTTGCCTGTGAAGAGATCGTCTAGCTCATCGAAGTAGCCAGCGGTCTTGGGCCGCAGCTTGTCGTTCGGCTTCCCAATTGCGAGCTTCAACCTCTTGCCAAGCTTCTCGACCGACTTTGGCTTGATACTCACGCCGGACATTTCGGACGCAGCAAACTGATCGCCGGAGGCGTCCTTGAGTTCGCGTGAGGCGGCCCGAGATGCCGGATCTTGAGCGGCTGCGGCCGGCGCGTTCTTGCTCGCCACCAGCTTAGAGATTGTGTTGCCGACGATCTCCATGGCGCCGCCTGTGACAGCGCCAACCGCACCACCCTTCACGCCACCAGAAAGACGTTCGCCAGGATCGGCTTCGCCGGAACCGTAGAGCGCACCATAAGCGCCGCCTTCGAGCATCGCAGCGCCTGTCTTGCCAACAATGGGTAAATCCTTGCCGGCAACAGTGACACCATTCTTCGCGAGGGTGCCGCCAAGAGCGAGGCCACCGGCAGCTTCACCCACGCCTGACATAACTGGATAGGCCTCGCGGCGCGCATCCTTACGAGCATCGAGCTGGTCGCGCTTGCGTGTATAGGCGCGGCCAATATCAAAGCCTTCGCCCTTCACGGCATCGATAGCCGCGTCGATCGGTGCCAGAAGAGCTGCTGCAATCTCATCATCGTATCCACCGAAGACGCCAGCCTGCGATCCTTCTGTCGCCGCATCAAAGGCAGACCCGCCATAGGCATCAACCTTCGCACCGCTGGAAGCGCGTTCCTGCTCTAGAGTCGCCTTGATCTTGGCGCCGTAGCCGCGCTTCCAGTCTTCCTCGAATGACCGCTTGCCGCCGTCGACGAGGGCTTTCCCGGTCTCAAGAAGCGTATCGGGGATGGGTGAAGTTCGGTCTTCCTCGGAAAGGCTTGATGGACCGCTGCCGTACTTCTCCCACGGCCCCCTTACCTGCCCGATACGCTCGCTGCGCGCCGACGCTGCCCGATCCGCTTCTTCCTGTGACCCGAACTCACCCACAGCCGGGTTATCGCCTCGTTGAAAGGTTGCAATTGCATCGTCTTCCGACAGTTGCTTGCCGTTAACGATGGTTGGGATGTTGAAGAACCGGCCATCCATCTCGATGCCGATTGTGCGCTCGGTCGAGAACGAACCGTCGGCGTTTTCAACACGAGGGCGCGACATATCGATAGCGTTGCCGGATGGGTCGCCGGCGGGTTTGGCGTACTTCTCCCAAGGACCAGCCATCAGCGGACAGCCTCCCAATTGTTCTGATCTGCCGGGTCACCGCCCTTGAAGCGATAGCCGCCATCGACGGTCCCGACCTTCGGCACACCACCGGCCTTGGTCACTGACGGGAACAGCGGGTTCTTCTCGCTCCAGTCAGCCAGGAACTCGTCAAACCCAGCGTCGATGCGACCTTCGTTTGCCTTGGCATAGTCGCGAGCCAAGCGAGCTACTTGCTGCTTACGCTTGGCAATGCGCGTCTGCACTTCGATAAGGGCGCGGTTACCTTCCGGGGTGTTGCTGAGCGTCGGAACCTGGTCGGTGACGAAATCGCGGTCGGCGTTTGAAAAGCCGGAGCCGAGCGAGCCGCCCATGCTGTCCAGCGCAGCCTGTTTCGCCATGGCGTTGAAGGTCTCGATTGACGAGACTTGCGACGGATCGGCGCCCATGGCGACGGCAGCCTTCTTCAACTGGGCAACGATGTCCGCACCGCTGCCCGAGTAGAAATTCGGGTCTTCCATCGAACGCTTCATGACGTCGAGCGCGGTGATGGTGCGATTTGCTGCCTTCTCGTCGTCCTGGATTTCGAGGAATTTCTTGCCGTAGCCCTCGCCGACAGTCTTGTCATAGCCGCGCTCGCCACCAACGTTGACGGTAGTGCCTCCCTCCCCTCCGATAGGCGACACTTTGCCGGCATCGTCGCCTTTCTCAGAAACCTGATACGCCTTGTTCGGATCAAGGCCACGGGCCTTGACTTCGTCTGGCGTCAGTTGCCGATAGCCCGGTTTTGCCGTGACCGTGATTTCCTTCCCGCCCTGATCGGTCAGGGGTTCGACCTTGGAGCCGCGGCGAACGCCCATCTTGCCGCCGCCCATGTCGATAACGTCGCCCTGTGCGTTGTCGCGCTGGAACTGACGGCTTTTCTCGTTCTCTTCGGCATCGAAGCGCCGCGCCGCCGCTGCCTCGTCGCTTCGGAACTTCATCTCGCGCTGGGCGCGCACTTCCTCAAGTGCTGCTTCACGCTGGGCCTTGGCCTCTTCAAGCTTCGCACTCCCATAACCCTGAAGTGCGCCACCTGCGATCATCGCAAAACCGACCATCAGTTCATGCCCTCCATGAGACCGCCGCGCGGCGTCTGATCCTGATCTGGGATCTGGCTTTGATCAGCTGGAGCCTCGCCCGTAGGCGACTTGCTTTCGCCAGCATCCTCTTCGGCCAGGCGGCGGAACATCGCCTCGAGCTGGCCGTCCTGATCCGCTTTCATGAGCCGGTCGAGGTCCTGTGCAGCCGCTGCCTCATCAAGCTGGCCGGACTGCTGCATCATCTCGCGATACAGATCGAGGGCGCGGAAATATGCACCCTCCAGCCCATCGCGATCCTCGCCGAAATCGTGGATGCCAGCTTCCGTGCTCAGGTTGGCAAGATCTTCGAAAACCTCCGTTCCAGCATGGAGCAGGACATCGCCCGTGAGTTTCTCGCCTGCCTGTTGTGCCGCTGCCGAGACGCGACCGATGACAAGTGCCGCCGCCCTCGCCAGCCCTTCCTTGGGATCGCCCTCGCCCTGCAACAGGTCGAGCACCTTCGGCAGCATCTCGCGGTTATAGGTCAGCTCGTAAGCCTTGCCGATGAAGTGGTCGTATTGCTGCTGCTCTTCCGGGCTGGCCTGCTGGCTTTCGCCGAGCGCTGGGCCGGTTGCGGGCTGGCCTTCCATCGGCACCGGAGGCCCTGCATTGGCCATGTCCTGCTGATCCATCTCGGCAGTCCTTTCAGATCGTGTGGTTTCGCTGTATTTTGTGGCGATGAAGATGATGATTGCAGCAGTCGCTATGATCGCCGCCACGACGTCGGCCTGGGCCGGTTGCGCCAACTACGAAGACGGCTCCACTGAAGGCCCGGCGCCACGCGCGACTGTTTGTGTTGGCCAGGTCTGTGAAGAAACGACCACCGCCTTCCAATGCGGGAACATCAACGGTGCCCAATATGGCTATGCCAATGGGCTTCAGGTCGTCTTTGACAAGGACGGCAAAGCTTCGGCGACGCTCCAGGCGGCACCGGTCGACCCCGCATCGCTAAAATGCACAGAGATCGACGCCGACGCCTGCTTCCCTGCCATCAAGGGCTAGACTTGCCCGTACTGACTTTCCGAGCTCCATTTCTGGGCCGGCGTCGGGCGCTTTACCGGATCGACGAATGCCACATATTTGTCGATGAACGAGTCTGCCGGCTGGACGCTGACCTTCGCCGGCTCTGGCTTCTTGCGCGTCACGCTGCGATCGCTTCCCGCACTCGCCATGATTGCGCTGCCGTTGCGCCCTGAGCCATTGACCATGTCATTGACGATCATCTCACCGACGGTGCGGTTGCCAGTGAGTTTCAATCCAGCGTTGGCAATACTAAGGCCGGTTCCGAGGCCTGGCACCATGCCACCAAGAACGTCGATCCCACCGGCCAGGATTTGCTGACCCGTAGTGAGCTCTTTGGATTTTGCCGGAGCTGACGGCTGCGTTGGAGATGCATCAGCCGGCCGGCCGGCGCGCGAAGGCGTGGGAGCCGGCGGACGCGCCGACTGCGCAGCTTGAGGGGCTTCAGCAACGCGCGTTACAGGGTCGACTGGTGCATAACTGCGAACGTTTGCATATTCTCGATAGTCACCAATCTGCTTTGGGCTCAGTCCGCCATTCGACTTGCTGCCGCCAAGGTACTTGTCGTCGAAGGATGTCGGGCGCGATGATGGGAGGCTTGCAACATTCGATGGAAGATCTGGCGAAGTTGACCGGCCACCGGATCGCGCGGTAACGACACCATGGTCGACCAGGTCCTTGGCAATACCACGGACCGTTGCGTAGTCGACGCCGGCCTTGTCGATGCCATTTTTGTCATAGTAGCTCTTGCCATCCTTGGTCGCGAGCGAAGCCCATTCCTTGGCCAGTTCTTTGGCAAATGTGTCGACGTCGACCTTCCCGTCTATGGTGGCTCGGTCGGCGCGGCGCTGCATGAGCTCTTGCGCCACCTTGTCCTGTAGGTCTGGCGTGAATTTCTGATCAAGAATACCAAGGTCCTTCGCCACGGAAGCAAGTGTCGTGTTCTTGAACTGGAACCCGCCGGCGACGTTGGACATATGTCCCTGCGCCTTGAGACCACTTGCGAGGTCAATGACTTCACGAACCGTCATGTTTGTAAGGTCGGCATAGTTGCGCGGACCGCCGCCGACGAGGCGATTATAAGGATCGACAACCCCAGCTTCGGCAGAACGGATCGTCGCCAGCGCTTTTTCCCGCGCAAGGTCGCCCATGCTCTTGTTTTCGGCCGCCCTCGCCTTTGAAGCCAGATCGGCTTGCCGATAGGTGCCGTAGTCCTGCATGGACTTGTTTTCGGCTGCGCGAGCCGAAGTGAATAGACCACCGGCTGGCGTCGCGGGCGTCGTCCTTGTGCCAAGCGACCGGTCAATGCCGCGCTCAGTGGCATGGCCGCCAAATGAAGGCGATAGACCAGTCGGCGTCGTGCTCCGATTGCTCGAAGACATCGGACCGGCACCGGTTGCGCGATTGCCGGACGAGTTAAGCCCGGCGCTGCGGTCCGTAGATGAGCTTAGAGATCGATCGATCTCACGACGATCAGAGCCGACAGACGAGGAAGACGTCGAGCGTTCGGGCCGGTCGCTGCTCGCCGAGCTCGAACGATTGCTGGACGTAGACGAGGACCGGCTGGAAACTGAACGATCGATCTCGCGTTCTGCCGCGTGATTGCTCGTGCTCCCGCTGGACCTGGATGAACTGGACGAAGAGGACTTGTTCGATGCTGAACTCGACCTGTTCGCGTTTTCTGCGTCCAAGACACCCATTTATCCAGCCACCCTTACGATGCGCTTCGCCTGGGGATCGTAGTCATAGCGGAAGCGCTGCGAGGCAGGCTTTGGAGCGGGGCCGCCAGGCGTCGGAGTGGACGGTGGCGCCGGGACCGATGCAGCGACTGGGGCTGGTGCAGTGTTGCCGGCAAAAGCCGTGTCAGGAAGATTGTAACTGTCCGTGACACGCTGTTCCTTGTCGCGCAGGAAGTTGCGGTCTTTCTGCTGCTCCTCGGCATAGGCGTCCATTTCGGCCTTCTTCATCAGGCCCCCGCCAACGCCTGCAATGAGACCGGCACCGGCCTCACTCTTGAGGAAGTCGAAAAGGCCACCGCCAGCCTTGCCGAGTGGTGACAGGCCAGTCGCTGTCGCAGCAGGAGCAAGGCCGGCCGAAGAGAACAGTCCGCCCGCCGCCTGCGTCATGCCAGGCGGAGCGAACAGATTTCCGGCCACCTTGGCAGCACCAGACAGGACGTTCCCAAGGATGCCGCCGCCAGAGGCACCGCTCATGATGCCGCCCGCCGCACCCGAAGCACCACCGGTGAACACCGAAGCGCCAACGCCAAGAACGGCCTTGCCGACCTTGGCGACCCCGGATGCAACAGACGTGAAGACCTTGCCGATGCCTGAAACGACGCCGCTCATTGTGCGACCTCCATGCGATAGATGTTGCCGTAGGGCTTGAAGCCAATCTGCTGAAGAAGCCTTCCGGCCTTCTCCGGGTCATTCATGATCGCCGTCGTTCCACATCGGATCTCAACGACTTCGGTGTTCGGCTTGGCCCACTCGACCATGCCGCGCATAAGCGCGGCCGCATCGCGCGGGTCGGCATGCTCGTTGGTCAGCCAGAAGACGTCGGAGGCCATGAGTTTGTCGCCGATGACATAGACCCGGGCGAGCGTGCCAAGGATCAGTCCGTCAATGCTGGCTCCGCTGTCGGAAACGCAGACCCAGCATGCGCCGCCATGCTTCTGCCCATGGCGCTGGATCGAGGCCAACAGGAGCCGCTTGGTCTCCGCGACGTCGATCTGCGCAAGGCCAGTCTTGGAGTAGTGGGTGCCGAGATAGGCTTGCTCGAGCAGGCGCACGATGGCGGGTATGTCGGTGAACGTCGCAGGGCGAATCATGCGGTCACCACTTCAGATCGATGTTGTACATCTGCTCGACGAAGTTCAGTTGCTTGTCGCGCAACGTCTTTGCCGCGGTGAGCTGCTGATCGCGTTGCGCGGCGGTCAATGCGGTGTTTCCCATGATCGCCTGCTGCGAGCGGTTGTACATTTCCTCCATATTGGTCAGGAATTGCGCTGCGGCGTTCCTGTCGTTGGAGGCCAGATTCCAGCCGGCGATCTTCTGCTGAAGTTCGCGGTCGAGTTTGTTCTCGCCGGTCTTGAAAGCGATGTCCTTGTCGACGAGCATCGTCTGAAGAGCGCGGTCGGCGGCCGCCATCCCTTCGCGAGACGCGATGTCCCTGATCTGCTGAGCTTCATTGGCGTTGATGGCGGTCTGCTGCATGCGTTCCTGAAGAACGCGATCCAGATTGGTCTGCTCGCGCTGGAAGGCCTGCGCATCGTTCTGGCCGGCCATTCCGTATTCAAAAGCGCGCGCATCCTGGTTGCGGGCGAAATCCTGCGCTGCATCCTGCGAGGCTATCGGCATTGCATTACGGATCACTGCGTCCTGTGCCGCTCCGACAGCCATTGACGAATTGAGCAATCCCCGGCGGTTGACGGATTTCAAGGCCTCGGTCCGCGCCATCTGGTTCAGCTTCGAGTCCTGCGATGTCAGGTCGGCCACCTTGTCCGCGACGCTGTCGTTGACCTGCGTCGGCGCAATGGATGGCATATCCTCAGACGACCCGCTTGCAGTGTTCCATTGCTCGAAGGTCTGCCCGCCGGCCTTGGCGGCGTCGAACAGTCCCGGTGCCTTGATGGGCTTGAGGGGATTGGGCGCGACCATGCGCGGCTCCTTTCTATATTATCCATACCGGCGAGTAGATCAGGTGGTGTATTTGAAAGCGCCAAGCTGAAATGCTACATTTCAGGGCATGCATTAGGCGCTAGCAGGAGGGGGCTTCCCCATGCGCATGTTGGCCTTGACGTGCATACCCATCATCGGCTTGAGCGGCTGTGCGATGATGCCGAAACCCGCCGAACCGGTGGCCTACCAGGCGCCTGCTGTTGTCGCTAAGCCGGCTCCGGTTGCGAAGAAGGCAGCGGTGACGCCTAAGCGTGTTGTTCGAAAGCCGGTCGTCCAACCTGCGCAAGCCTCCAACGAAAGAACGGAGCGAAGTGACAGCGGGGGTGGTGGTGGCGGCGGCGACGGGGCCGAAAATCCTTGGTGAAGTTAGCCGCGATTGCCGTAGCCGCTGTTCTCGTCACACTCCCAGCATTTGCCGGGAAGGAGGATGCCGAGTGGAACCCGCCAGCCCGTTTCGATCGCCCTTATGGCGGCGAACTTACGGTTAGATATCTGCCGCCGGCTGACGTCTATTTCGAGTGCGCCCGCATGCTCAAAGAGGCCAACGGCTCGGACAAGGGTGCCTACCCTGGCATGCGCGGTTGCTCGGTTCGCTCGCTCAATGGCACCCGATGCGAAGTGGTCATCGTTGACAGGGTCTGGAAGACAGCCACTCCGAAGGCCGTACTTCGCCATGAGATTGGCCACTGCAACGGCTGGCCTTTCGAGCATCCAGATTAGCTAAAGGAAGCCGCGCGCATGCCGTAAACGGTGTTGCCGGTGGCGGTTGTAAAGCCGATCGGATAAGAACCGTTGGCGGCCAAGCGTTGTGCATATCCGACTGCGAAGCGGTGAACGCTATCGATTGTGACGTCTGCAATTTGAGTGAGCCCGGTGAGCGTGATCGGCCCGGTATTCAGTGCTCGCGAACACCCCCCAATAATGACGCCTTCCGCAGGAACGGCCATCGTCCCAGAGTCACTGTCGGGGAAAGAGACCCCAGGGCCAGCGCTAATGTCGAGCAATTGCCCAAATGGTGTCGCGCTAGTTGCATAGATCGAAAATAGGTAGAGGACTGCTGAGCCCGCTGTTCCTGATGTGAAGTTTACCACCACCGATCCTGATGTTCCCGCAGGCTTGGCGGCCCAGACGCCGCAACCAGCCGCGCTGCCAGGAACGACACCACCGGCTGGATCGCTAGATCCGCTGTCATCACCAGAAGCCGACGAGCCACCAATCGTGACGGAGGTTTGATTCAGCACCTGTTCAGATCCGGCAAATAGGCCGATGCAAGCCACCAGCGTTCGGTTGCTGTAATCGTCGCCGAAGTTCAGGCCAGCAAATGTATATGAGCCAGAACGGTCTACTGTGTCCGTAGCAGTGGCTACAAGCGTCACTGGCGCCCGATCGTCAATGAATAGCAGCATCAGAACGACTTCGTCACTTTGATTGTGAACGCCATGTCGACACAGGAAGAGTTCGCGGAAATCGTAACCGCGATGTCGTCACCGATGGCGAACGTATTGGCGGAAGCCTGAGCCTGTGTCTGCTTCGAGGACGAAACGCTGTTGGCCGTGCCACCAAGCGGTGTGCCGTTGATCTTGAACGTCGCCGTGCAGGTGCCAGAAGCGCAGATCGTCACGGTCTCGTTGATGGTTCCGGCGAACGGGCACTTGAGGACCAGTTTGTAGGTCTTGTTGGCAGGCGCGCCGATGAGCCCCGAAAATGCGTCAGCGGGGACAGTTTCCTGCAAGACGATCGTGCCACTGGCATTTGGCATGGTATACGTCCGAGTTGTGCCGGTCGCGATGCCAGAAAGCTGAAACTGTGCCTTCTTGGTTGCATCCGCTTCGTCGACGAAGAAAGTCGTCGAGTCTGACAGCGATTTATTGATCAGCGTCTGGGTGCCGCCAACAGTGACCGCGCTCGCGGTAGTCGTTCCGGCAGTCGAAATGCGCAAATCGCCAACGCCGAGCGTCAGGATGCCGCTCGAATGGGTCAGAACGGCGTTACCAGCGGCGAAATCGATCACAGCCCCCGAAGCAAGGAACAGATCGCTCCATGCGGCACCGGAAACGCCAAGTGCCGCACCATCGTTCGTAGCCGGCTTGATAGGTCCATCGGCGAAACTGTAGCCATTGGTGGTTGCCCCTGCGAAGGCCAGCGCATTGGCACTGTGCGTGACAGTAACGTCACCGCCATTGAAGTTCAGTGCCGAGCCCGAGGCGAGAAGCAGGCTCGCATCGAAGCTGTAGCCGCTCGATGCGCCGGCAAAGGCCAGAGCGTTCGCCGAATGGGTCGCGGTGACGTCGCCGGCATTCCAGTTGATCACACTACCCGATGCGAGGAAAAGATCGGACCAGGCCGTGCCGGATGCGCCGAGGGCTGCGCCATCATTGGCCGACGGGAGAACCGCGCCGGCCGCGACGACATTGCCGTTCTTGTCGACGCTGAATTTGTCGGAGCCGCCCACCTGGAGCGCCAGAAGCCGCGATCCGACTGCCGAGGCCGAGTTCGTGACGTTCATCTTGATCGCGTGATAGGTCGTTCCTGCGTCGTTCCACAGGTCTGTCAGCGAATGGATATAGGCGTCAGCCATTGGCTAATCTTTCGACTGGGCCGGCCAAACCATAACCGGCAGCTCTTTGAGAAAATCGTCGATCGTCGGCTGCGGCCGCAGGCCGCCCATCACCTTTTCAAGCTCGACATAGGCATAGGCCCACACCGCGTCGCGCCAGGCGATGAAAGCCGAAGCCTCGGCCACCCATTGCGTATTGGTGCTGCTGACATAGGTCGAGATTGAAACGGCGTTGTCATAGCGCCGTTCCTGCGCTGCGGTGTCGAGCACCACCACAATGGCGCTTTTGTAGTCGTCGACCGTGACTGGCGATACTGCTGGAATGTACGCAGCGACATCGCCAACAATCACTTCTGCATAAAGGCTCCGACCGACTTCCGAAGGGTCGTTTGGTGAAGCGGTGAAAGGCACCCAACCATAGAGAGGATGATTGATCTCGACATCGATGGTGCCGACATTGTTGTACCGAGGATCTCGGAATTCCATCACGCTATCCTTAGAAACAAGGTGAGCCTATTGGCGCTCGTGCCTGACGAATTGTTGCTCTGCCCCATTATCCGCCACGTTCCAGAGAGGGCCGAGCCACCCTTGACCATCACCGTAGTGCCAACAGGCACCGTGTCGTCGGCGGAGGCTGCACCGCTGCTGTAAGCGCCGGCAGGCTTAATGCTGGAGCCTGCAAGCGTTGAATTTGCCGTCAAACCAGTGGTGAAGGCATAGCCCATGACGTATGTCCCGACCGCGCCATAAGCCAACGCGGCATTGCCCGCCCCGTAGTCCACTGTCAGCGTCTGCCACTCCGGAGCCGTTGCGCCGGCATTCATTGTCCAGACTTGGCCAGCCGTACCTTTCGCGACCCTAGCAAAGACCTTTGCCCCGGACAGATAGAGCATGTCACCAGAGGCGGTTGATGCTGGCAGTGCCGGAAAGACTTTTTGTGTGACGCCGTCCCCCACAACGATGACATTGTCATCCGTATCCCACTGCAAATCGCCTTCTGCTGTTGGCGTCGGGTTAGTCCCCTGAAGCAGGATCAGAGTCGGCTGAGAAATTGTTCCGCCGTTGATTGTCTTGTTGGTGAGCGTCTGTATGCCAGCGAGCGTGACGTCGCCATTGCTGAACACAATCGCCTGGAAAGCACTGCCAGAGCAGAAGACCAAGGCGCTGAACCCGACGGCCAGCGAAAGCGTCGCCGCACCATTGATCGTCTCGGCACCGTTCGGATCGATAGTAACCGTGCCGCCGTCAGCCTTGACCCAGATTGCCCAACCGCTGCCAAGCGTGGCGGCGGCGGTCAGGTTGACGGCCACCGCGCCAGTTGCCCGCCAGAACTGGTTGTAGTCGGCTACACCAGCGGTATAGGAGCCTGCTGCCTTGTCGACCGGCGCTGTCTTGACCTGATAGGCCGACGCGATTGCCGTCGGCGTCAGGAAGTCCGTTCCTGCCTCCAGGTTCACGGCGGCCTTGAAAGCCGCTTCGTTGGCATAGGTCAGGAAGGCCCGGCCATAGGCGGTCGTCGTCAGCGCCGCGATGTCGGTCAGGTTCTGGTTGATAGGTTGGTAGGTGCCGGGAAGCCCCGCTTCCAGTCCCTTCAGCTTCGCAGCAAGGGCGATGAGTTCGCCACGCCAGAAGGCCATCTATCGAACCAGTCCGCGCATGGCGAAGTTGATCGTCGCAGAGGCAAGGGTATGCGCGCGGCGATCTGCCTGCTGGGAAACAATGGTCGCCGCGATGTTCTCCCCAATCCCGTCGATATGGGCCTCGATCCGCCCCTCGTAAGGCTGGGTCCAGTCCACATTGGGGAACAGGTCGGTCGTGACGATCGGCGATCCCGCATCTACGACCTGATCCGCGACCAAGCCGCCGATCCCGCGCGCATAGTCGATATCGAAGGTGACGCCGATGGTGACGTCATCCATGCTGATCACATCGGCGGTGAACTTCTTGAATGCCTTCCGTTGTGTTGGGCTGCTGATGTTGTTGAACGGAAGTCGGAGATAAGCCGGGATCGCAGCGCCATCGAATGAAAGCCCACGATTGAGCTCGTAGACGTAGCCATCTTCACCGCCGACGAAGAGACGATCACCCGCCCCTGCGTCTACTTCACCGGTGAATGCGCAGAACGCCGTGATTGGAAGCTTAAACGGAATGGACTCGGGAGCCTTGCGCCCGACGTAGATAGTGATGCCGCTGCCGTCGTCATAGAACAGCTTGTACTGGTCGCGGGACTTGACGCGCATCGAGGCGGCCGAACGCGTGCCGCCGTCGCGCTTCTGGCGGATCAGCGGCTCGATCAACTGCGTCAGTGTTCCTGTGCGCCAGTCGCCATAGGCTGCGGTCGAGCCCAGATCGCGGACGCCGGCATCGTCAAGGAAGAAGGGGCGATCCATCATCTGGATGCTGCCTTCCGCACCGCCGCTGCTGTCGCTGATCGGCAGCATCTGGAAATCGCTGACGTCGTTGCCGGCAACATATTCGATACGGTTCTGGCCGAAGATGACGAGCGATGCCGCCGCGGCCGAAAGCATGCCGGTCGTGGCATCGCCGAACTTGAACTCCCCGGCACCGGTGGTCGTGATGTACTGCAGCGGCTCTCCAATGCTGGAGAACAGGACCGACCCGGATTGGAACCCGAGAAAAAGGTGGTTCTTGTACTGGGCGATATGCGTCGGCCGGTCGAACTGTGCGCGCATGATGACGACGTCGCCGCCGCGGGTCAGGATGCGGTCGCCGTCGCGTTCCAACACTCGGGTCGCGTTCTCAAGCACACCAGCCTGCGTTCCGGTACGGATCGGCGAAAGGCTGTCGCCAGTCCACTCGAAGCCGGTCCCCTGCCCGTTGGTGAAGTACATCGCAGGCCGGCGCGCCGCACCGTAGAAATTGTGGATCGTGAAGCTGTACTTCCCTCCGGGCGAGATCACGACGGCGTAATTCGGGGTGCCCACCGCCGAGCCACTGTCGCTGGTGACAGTCTCAGCCTGGAACGTGCCCTGCACGTTGGAGAGGACGACGAAGCCGGCCGCGGTGCCGTTCCATGCGCCAGAACTGAGCACGACACGCTCGATGGTCCCGGTGGCTGTCGATGCCGCGCCGACGAGGATTTCACCTTCGAGGAATTCCGCAGTTCCAGCCGTGAAATCCACGATCTGGCCGAACTGCATCTCTTCCCAACCGGTCGCGGATTCCCGGTACATCTTGCCGGCACCGGCCACACTATCGCGAAAGGCGTAGATGTGGCCGTCGAATACACAGCCGCCGCGAACCGGCCCCGTCCCCGGCACGGGCTGGATCGCAGCGCGCCGTGCGGCAATGGTCGCCGGATCGTCGCTATCCGACGGGCGGGGCCGACCGTCGAAGCGCTCATAGCCACCATGACGGGTGTAGCCGGCAATGTCCGGCTCATAGTTGATGGCGGCAATGCACTGGCCGGCCGGGATAGCCAGCGGCGGCGAGACGAGGTTCAGGCCGCCGCGAAGCAGGAATGTCGTGGTCTGCTGCGACATCAGGCCAGCGTGTCGCCAAGCTGCAGGCGCGGAAGCTGGTCGCGCTCAAGGTTGCAGAACTTTTCGGACTGACGCATGCGCCAGAGCGGGATTTGTGCCGGCGCCTCGTCATGGGTGCCGAGCAGCATCAAGGCGATATCGACGATGACGTCGTGGAAGCGGGCCGGCATTTCCGGAATATCGCCATCCGCCGCCAGCGTCTGGACGTCTTTCCGATAGCGTCCGCGGATAGTGTAGACCTTGTCTGGCGTCCACGACAGCAAGAGCTTGCCATCCGGGGCGACCGAGAACATGGATGGCTTACCCTCGTTCTGCGCCCCTCGAAGCTGGGTGCGGTAGAACCATTCCCAGTCGCGGAACTGCAGAGGGCCTTCGTCGTTGGCCCCGACCGAAGGATCGTAGAGGCTGATGCCGCTGTCGACGCCATCAGGCGAGTAGATCCAGTCCGCAAACCGGGTGATCGCGCTCGACGTGACCAAATCGTTGAAGCCTGAGTAGGCGTAGCGCTGCTGGTGCGCCGCAGTCGGCCCATAGAACTCCGCCTGCATCCAGCGCCAGCTTGCGTTGGCGTTCTGGATCTGGCGCCAAGCGTCATTCGTCCAGCGGACGACCTTGGCGAGGCGTCCGGTCTGGCCGGTCACGGTCGTCGGCAGAACGCCGTTGATCGTGCCGGATTCGGACGCCACGCGCTGGCAGAGTTCGAGGAAGTCCATCGGGGATCAGGCCGACAGGATCGAGAACGGGTGCGTCGGAACGAGTGTCGGATTGATCGGCTCGCCGTTCGGGCCGCGATCATACTGGACCTTGTTCGCGTTCTTGAGTACGGCAACCACCGCCTCGGGCACGTCGACGGGAACGCCGCGCTTGATCAGGTAGACCTTGCCATTGACGCCGACCGGAACCGCCTCCTTGCCCATGGTGCTGCCGGGGGTTTCCTGGTTCGGGATCATGATGGTGATCTTCTTGCCCGAGGTCTCGCCGGCAGTGACTGCCTTGGTGGCTTTCGGAGCCGGATCGTCCTCGACCTCGATGTAGTCCTTGTTGTAGCCGACCTTGGCCATTTCGGCCTTGATGGCGGCGCAGCCCTGCCGGAACTGGACGTCGAGCCCGAGGTTGACGTTGGCGAACACGGCAAGCTGCGTTGCGGTCGCTTCATCGATGCTGATCTGTTTCATTTGCCTGCTCCTTGCGCCTTGCGCCGCTGACGTGCGTGCGTATGGGTCTCATTCTCCACCAAAGGTGCCTCTGGCTCGGATGCGGCTGCGCTATCCTTGATCATCTGTAGAACAGCCTGGAATGCCTTCTCGGCGCCGACCGACTGCTGGATGACGTTGGCTGCCTGCTGCATCATTTCGTTGGCCTGCCTGCGCTGCGCAAAGACGGCCTCGAGCTCTCGCTCGATGCGTGACGGATCGATCATTTGGTGATGGACCTTGGATTGATGGCGGCTCGGGATTGAGCGGCCGAAGGGTGTCGGGCGGAGCGAACCCCGCCCGATGAGGATCACGACAGACGATAGAGCGTGAACGTGCCTGCGGCAGTGCGGCGCGCGCGGAAGGTTCCGGACGGGCCGCGTGTCGCGGTGGCTTCGTTGCTCTCGACCACCAGACCACCAACCAGCGTCCAGCCGGTATTGGTAACGACGGTGATGTCGAACGAGGCGTTGGTCGCCACGTTGATGATCGAGAAATCGAAGCTGTCGCCGACAGCGAGATCGGGGAAAGCCGCCTTGAGGGCAGCCTCCAGATCAGCGCCGAGAGGCAGGGTGTAGTTTGCCGCCGCGGTGGGTGTGCCGACGATGAGGCGCGTCAGGAGTTCGGCGGCGGTCAGCGTGACGGTATCCGTCTTTGCTGCCGGCGCTGCCTGGACGCGCAACATGCCGGGGCCGGCGTCGACCAGCCCGAGCAGCAGACGTTCCAGTTCCGTCGAACCAGTTTCCCGGCCCGAATGATTGGCGCGCTGCCGCCCTTCAGAGGTGGAGAGACCCATTGGACCCTCCCCTTACTGATCGCTGCGCCAGGCGATGTACCTGAGCAGCTTGGCTTCTTCGGCGATGACCGAGCCGATGGTGAAGCCCTTTGCATCCGTGGCCGAGCCCTCATAGCGCGAAATCGCCGAGGTGCCGGTCGCCGAGGCGGCGGCGGTGGTGATCGCGCAGTTGTGGACCACGTTGGCGGTGACCGTGGCGTCATCAATACCGGCAACGGTGTCGCTGGAAATGTAGACGTTTTCGGAGCCGAACGTGCCGACCAGCGAGCCTTCGAGGACTTCGAAGAAACCGGCGGCATCGCCACCAGCCCACGAGCCGGAGTACAGCATCACCTGGCGGACCACGGCGCGGGCGCCGGAGGTTGCACCCTTGATGGTATCGCCGGCCTTGATCTCGGTCGTGCCGCCACCGGTGAACGGGATCACCCAGTTCAGGAAGGCAACGGTGATGATGTCGCCATCGGTGGCGTTGTAGAGATGGACGCAATCCGGCACGAAGCCGAGTTCGATATTGAGGGCGGCGGCGTTGCCGACGCACATCCCGATTACAGGCTGACCCTTCATGGGATCGATCCTTTCGAGGATTGAGGGGGAGAAAGCGGGGCCGGAGCCCCGCCGATCAGCATCAGAGAGCGGTCGTCGCCACTTCGAGGCGCGACATCCAGAGCTGGTTCAGGATCAGACCGAGGTGCCAGAACTTGTATCCGGCATAGCCACGCTGGGCGAGCGGATCGTCCTTGGTCTTCTGGCCGACAGGGATGATCGAGGGCGAAACGGCGCCCTGACCGCGCAGAGGGACGAGGCCCCATGCTTCCTTGGCGAAGTAGAGGACCGGATAGACGTCGGCCGAAGTGCCCGAGGTCGAGACCATCGTGCCCTTGGCGCCGCCAGCATCCGCGAATGAGGCCAGGTCGGCCGACAGCAGATAGCGGACATCCTCGACCGTGCCGATCTCGTGCTCGGAGATCGGGGTGCGCTGGCCGTATTCCGCCACCGGGATGAAGCCCGGCATGTTGCGGATATCGGCCTCGAGGTCAGTGTGGCCGACGGCGACATAGGCCGCCTCGACCGGGCGTGTGGCATAATTCGGCGAGCCGGACAGGATCTGCGTCACCTTCATGCCCTTCTGGGCCTTCAGGGCTCGGGTCACGGCGCGCTGCTTGGCGAGGGTGATGACCGAGTTGACGTCGGTGCGCTGGGTGCCGTTGGCGTAGAACACATTGGTGCCGCCACGAAGGGCTGCGTAGTTCAGCGCTTCCTGGGTGCGGCCGATGTTCTCGCCGAGCTGAACGGTGATGTCATTCAGCACCGGGTCTTCGTGGGTGTCCTCGATGACGTCGGTAACTTCGGCGACCATGCCGTACTGGGAGAGCGAGCCCGAGACGTCCTCGTAACGGAACGAGGTCGAGGACGGGGTGACGCCTTCCTGCAGCGGAATGGTAGAGGGCTCAAACGGCACAGGGCGGCGGAACTTGATGTTCACGCCCTTGTTGGCCGGCATCGGCTTGACCAGCGGGCCGGTCTTTTCCAGCACGAGGGTCGGCATTGCATGCTTGAGCATCTGGCGCTCAGCATAGACGTTGGTGCGCTGGGAAATCCCAGGGCTGGTAGAAAGGTTCGTGCTCATTGCAATTGTCCTTTGAGCGAAGCGCTCAACGGGTCAGGCGATCCTGAGCATCGAAAGCGTCCCAGATTGCCTTGGGGTCACCTTCTTCGGGGATGCCGGAGACAGTCGGCCGGCCGACTTTCCCATGGGGAGAAGCCGAGCCTTGGATCTGCCGTTGGCGCCTGTCGTCAAGCTTAGGTTGGGGTGCGGGCTGCGGATCAGGAGCCGGCGTCGGTGCCGGGTCGGCCTTGATCAGCCCGAGATGTCGCTTGAAACCTTCCACGACCCTGATCGCAGCGTCGCTATCCGAGATGTAGTCGGCGTTCTGGTGAGCGGCGTCGCGCATGGCGCGGGGCTGATCTTCAACCCAGGCGACAAAGGCTTTGCCGTTCTTCTTCAGAACGTCCTCGTAATCGGGATGGACGGCGAGAAGTCGGTTGGTTTCGGTGCTGACCAGGTCATTGAGTTCGGAGCGGGCGGATTCGAGATCGGCCTTTTCCGATGCGCTGAGCTGGTCGAGCTTCCCGTCGATCTTTTCCAGCGCCTTGGTCAGGGGCTGGCCGATGTCGGGGTAATCCTGCTGGATGCCGGCGATTTCCTCGCGGGCGTTTCCGAGATCGCGGCTCGGCGAAGCCTGAGCGGCGTTGATCTTGCGCTGGAGCGCGCTGATGCGGCCCGAGGCGGACCGGCTGCGCTGCTCGAACTTGGCCCGCTCGGTCACGGCCTGCTCATAGGCGGCGCGCTGTTCCGGCGTGGCGTTGGCCCAGATGTCCGGCTTTTGCGTATCTGCAGCCGGGGCATCAGGCTTGGAAGTTGTGTCGGCGGCTGGCGCGGCTTCGACAACTGGATCGGGATTATCTTCGACGGTCTTGGCCGCCGGATTGTCCCTTGCGTTTTCTTCTTCCTGGATTTCGTTCCAGAGTTCGGCCTCGTCCTTGACCGGATCGGCGAGATGCGGATCGATCAGGTTGAGGTCATCCGCCGTGATGGCGGCAGCTTCGGCGGCGGCGGGCGCGGCCTGGGTCTGTTCAGTCACTTCTTGGCCTCCGATCCGACGGCGTCGATCGCCTTCTTCATTTCGGATTGCTTCTTCATTGCGGCCTTGAGGCGGGCTGGATCGGCCTTCACCTTTTCAGCCTCGATAAGGGTGCGGAGATCGCTCTCGGCCTCCCATTCCTTCATGCTGGCCTCACTAGGGCCGCAGCTACCTTTTGCCATCGCTGGGTTCCTCTTCAGTACGGCACGTTGGTTGAAATCTCGGGCTGCGCGGTCTCGCGCCCAAGTTCAAGTAGCTCGCGCAAGGCTTTGATCTTGCCCCGCTCTATGTCTGTCTCTGACTGGGTCAGGTGGGTGCCTTCCAGCCTGCTTCGGGCTGCTTCGACCGCCTTTTCGGCATGGTCGCGCACCGTCTGCCAGGTCACGCTGTTCAGATCGATCTGCATGGTGCTGGCTTAGGCAGGCTGGCCTTGAGGTGCGGCACTGCCGGCCGAGATGTACCCGCCGCTGCCCTGCGGTTCCTCGCCTCGAGCGCGCGCCAATCGTGCATTGACCGACTCCATGGCCGCCTCGGCGGTGAACAGCCGCTCTTTCGATGCGTTGTTCTCCCGGTTCATCTGAAGCTTGGCTTCGAGCTGATCGAGCGACATGTTGCCGGTCTGAGCCAGCTTAATGAGCTCTGTCTCGCGCTGGATGAGCGCAATGTCCCGCTTGGCCTCGTTGTCCATGTTCGAGATCGCGATCTGGGCATCGAGCTTGGCGACCTCCAGCTCGTATTCCTGCTGCGCCAGATCAGCCTTCTTTGCCTCTGCCTGTGCCACTGCATCGTTTGCAGCCGCGTTGGCCATGATTGCGTCGATCTCGGTATCGGTCAGAACGACATCGGCCGCCGGGATCATCAGCGCCTGGAACAGCTTGCGCAGGATTTCGCGGTTGCGCAGCATCGGGCCATAGATCGTGTGACCGCCAAGCTGAGTGGCAACCGCCATCAGCGTCTGGGCTTGCATCTCACGCACCAGAAGGACAGAGGACCCACGGGCATCGACGTCATAGTCGCCCTTGATCTCGGATTTCGGGTTGAACTGCATGTTCCAATCGTAGAAACGGCGGATATCCGGCGTCGTAACGTCGTCGTCGAAGTTCTTGACGATGCGGCGGAAAACGACGTTCGCCGAATTCATCAGCAAGGCCATGCCCTGCACGGTCTTGGTCGTGTTGCCCTGCTCGCCCTGTGCGATCTGGGGCATGGCCGTCATGTCATCGATGAACTGCTTCGACAGGGCGATGATGTTGGCGTACTGCCCCTGGTTGTTCGGGATGTCGAAGGTCTCGAAGATGCGATGACCGGTCGGAACGCCCTCCTTCGCCTTCCATATTTTCGTACCTCCGCCGATGGTCCAGTCGCCGTCGGCGGGCTCGACCTGGCTTGTAGCCACCACGATCTGCGGGCCAGCGCTGTTGCCGGCATTGTCCATCATCGCGCGCCAGCCGGCGTTCAGCGACTTCTGGGGGTCACGCATCACATAGGGGATGCCGTAACCAAAGACCGAGCTCTCGTCCTTGATGAGGTTGAACACCGAATATAGGCATTCGCCGGAGTCGTAGGGATAGATCGCAAACTTGAGCAGTTCGCCGTCGCAGAACCAGACGATCGCATTCAGCGTGTCGAGCGGGTCGACCTCTGCGAGGTCAGCAATCGTTGCATCGTCGCCCATGGACTGGGCGAGGTCTTGCATGTCCTCGGCACTCAGTTGCCCGGAATACTCCCAGACGTGATAGAGATCGTTGGTTGCCTGCTGCTTATCGCCGGTGATGTCACGGATCATCGCCAGATACGACGGCGCCGACGACTTCGGCTTGGCGACCAACAGACGACGGATCGCATCCTTGTCGAAGCCAGGCAGTCGCGCGAGCTCGCGCAGCTTCTTCTGGTTCATCAGGTGGCGCTCGAGGTTGCCCTCGCCGTCCTCGATGTTGCGGACGTCCATGTCGGGGAAGAATGACCAGATGTCGACGTAGCGCATCGCCGGCTGTTCGCCGTCGGACATCTGCAGCTTGTAGCCATCACCCATGATCGGGTTACCGGCTTCATCGACTTGCAGGCTGCCATCCGGGTTGGTGACCTGCTCTTTCTGCCAGCCCTTGCGTACCCGGTCGCCTGTCACCGGCCCCTTGGTTACGCCAGTTCCGTATTTGCTGGCGTCCTCGATCTGATCACGCTTGCCTGCGTGATAGTTCGATTCCTTGAGCTGGTCGTCGATCTCGGCAGCCATCAGGTCGCAACGGCGACGGCCTTCCTCGATGATCCCCTGAAGCTCTTCGGCCTTCTGCTGGGCAATGTCGGCATGAGCCTTCAGTTGCTCGGCCTTCGGATCGACTGCCTGGCCTTCCTGTTGGGCCGCCATAGCATCGTCCGACTTCTTCTTGGCATCGGCCGCGGCGCGCTCGGCTTGTTCGGCAGCCTTTGTCAGGCGCGGGACCGGCGTTGGCTGGATGCCCCAGTTCTTGTCGTCGGTCGGAAACAGCAGATCCATCAGTCGCGCCGACATTGCGTCGGTCTTCGAGCGTGTCAGGTTGATGAACAGCTTCGACTTCTTCGAGCCCCTGAGCTTCTTCTGGGTCTCGGCATCGTAACGCCCATGGTATTGGGCGAGGTCTTCGAGCCAACGGTCCTCAAGCGACTGGCGCTGTCCGATGCGCCTGAGTGCCAGCGCCTCGAAACGACCGATGATGCCCTTCAGGCGATCGGCCAGCTTCTGGCGCTCAAGCTCCGGATTGACCTCTTCTTGGCCATCCGTCGACTGCTCGTCCTCGACGAAATCGGCCATCAGTAGCCTGCGTCCGAATCCGCGATCATCGTGCCGCCCCCGAAAGTCTTGTCGGGAGCCTGCACCGAGGCGATCTTGGCCCATGTCGCGATGAGGTAGCGCATTGCATCCATTGCGTGATCGAAGTCCTTCACGATGTTGCCGCGCTCATCACGGCGGTAGAGCTTGTATTCGGCCTTGAGGTTGACCAGCGTCGAGAAGACCTTGATCCGGCCAGTTTCGAGCCGCGACCAGACCTCGTAGAGGCCGCTTTCGACGGCGTTGATGGCGTTGACGAGATCGAGCCCCTGCCCCTTGTAGTCAGCGATCAGTTGCTCGCCGTCTCGTTGGGAGCGTCCACGCGACGCCGGATCGATCGCCCCCTTGATCCAAGCGCCACGAGCCTTGATTGCCTGGGCGTGGATCACCGGAAGCTGGTGGCCGCGATAGTGCTCGGCGTAGAGGTAAATCGTGCCGTCGGCAGGGTCTTCGGCGCCCCAGATGGCCGCGGTGCATTTCCAGCCGACATCCAGCGCATAAGCCCGCTTCCAGAAGCGCGGGATCGCAAATGGTGCGACTTCGATGTCCTCGATCTCGACGGGGTAGATTGCCCCTGAACCAAGGGATGGAATGCCTTTCGAGCGAGCCTTGCGCAGATGTGGTGGCGTCGCGGCAAGCAGCTCGGACTTGGCTTTCTCGTCGAGGTGCGGGACATCGTCCCAGCCCGCCTGGACCATGTACTTGGATGCTGAGATCGCCGGCATTGCGGATACGCCAGCGCCGGCAAGCGGCGTCGGCTGGCGATCAGGCCAGCAGCGACTTCAGAGCGTCCATCTTTGTGGCGTAGTCAGCCGCAGATGTGGCGGCAGAGGCCTCTGCTTCGGCCAGCTTCGCCTCGCGCTCGTCCAGCGCTGCGGCGCGGACGTTGAGGCCGTTCTCCATGGAAGCATTCATCCGCGCCACCTGCTTGAGCGACTTGCGCTCGGCTGCGATGTCGGCGCGAGTAGCGGCGTTCTTCACATCGCGCTCGGCGCGGGCTGCTTCGAGCTCGGCAATCTTGGCGGCGAATGCCGTCGGATCGCTGACCAGCGTCATCAGGCCTTCGAGCACGCCAGCTTCGTTGCTGCTGCGGGTTCCACCCATCATGATCAGGCTCCGTTGATTGCGGCGAGCTTGTAGCCGCCGGGCACGCCGTAGAAGCGGGTCTCGCCAGCACCGAGGCGGTGTTTGGTGGTGACGGCCGTCGGGTTGGTGCCGATGGCGATGTGCGCAGCGGCAGAGGCATGCACCATGATGAACCTGGTCTGCGCATTGAACGCGCTCGACTGGGTCGACGCCGCCGGGTTTGCGATCTGCTGCTCGGCGATCGACGGCTCCTGGCCGGTCGGGATCAGGAAGTTGCCGCCATCCCGCGCCAGCATGGTGTATTCGGTGATATAGATGTCTGCCATCAGGCTTTCCTCTCGAATTCAGCCGGCCGCTCCTCAGAGGGCATGAACTGCAGAACTGTTTCGGTCAGGCCCTCCAGCGGCGTGAAGCTGAGCATCACAAGGCCGTTGGTGGTGGCGGTTCGGATGATGCACTCGCCGTAGACGTCGACCGGGCATTCCTCATCAAGCCAGATCACATGCTGGGCGGTGCCTTCGAACGATCCGCGCCCCTGCTGGTAGGACTTGAAGCCCAGCGTCGACCACTTGCCGCTGACGTGCTTGACCTTGATCGTGTCGACGAGGTCTTGGACGCCCTGCTTCCAGCTTGGAAGACCGATCAGACGGCCCGGAACCATCCCGGTCCCTGTTACAATCTTGCGCTGGCCCTCGAACGTGATCTCGCCGAGCATCGAGGCCTGGACGATGTCGCGGGTCGTTTCGTTGGTCTTGCCGGCAGCCCATGCCCTGATCGGGCCATTGAAGCGGCGGCCCTCCCACCAGTCCGGATAGAGCCCGGTGAGATGCGTCGTCAGCTCGTATCCGGAGCCGAAGGTCTTTCCGACGCGGTTGGCCGCCAGAAAGCAACGCTCCCGATACTGGGCACCGGCTTGAAAGAACTCGAGATGCTTTGCGTACTTGGCGCGGGCATGGATGATCCGGCCGTCGGGCTGGATCGTGTCCTGATCTGGAAACAGGGTGTAGAACAGGCGCTGAGCCTGGCGTTTCTGATGTTCGGCGAGCAATAGAGCAAACCGCTCCTGCTGCTCTCGCGATAGAAGGCGCAGGCCCGCCGGATCGATGTTGAGCATCAGTGCGCGGTGTTAGCCGCCGCCTTCTGCATCTCGCGCACCATGCCCTCGATCTCGGTGAGCAGGTCTTCGTCGCTGAGCCCGGAATAGCTGTGCTTGACCTCGACTTTGTCGACGAGGTGGCCGTAGAGCTTGGCCTTGCCCATCGAGGCTGAAACAGCGGCGGCCGACTGGCCTTCCTTGATCGCAAGGACGCGGGCTTCTTCGAGTTCGTCAGCCAGCGTGTCGATTGTCACCAGCGTGCGCTCGACTGCCTTTTCCTGCAGTTCGGCGACGCGCTCCTTAATCCTGTCATTTCCTGTCAGCCGGGCTGCATTGGCATCGCTCGGACTGTAGCCCGCCTCTGCATACGCCTCGACTTGGGTCAGCCCCTTGGCGAGCCCTTGCGCGAATGCCTCGTGCTTTGGATTGCTGAGGATCGGCATCAGCCCAGACGCTCCAACCAGTAGAGCATATCGACGCTGAGCAACCCGGCCCGCGAAGGATGCGGATCATGGATGCACCGGCCGGCGACACGATCCCATACCACCATGTGGCTTGCGCCCGATGTGGCAGTGCGCTCGGTTGGGCCGCCAGCCATTACGATAAGGGGAAGAAAGCTGAAATCCTTATCTGCCCGAATGGGATTGCATTGAACGACCCAGCCATAGCGCTCTTCGAGCGCGTCGAAGAACTCCAGGTTCCAACCACCCTCTGGCGTAACCGGATGCGGAAGCTCGGGGAGATCATCCTGCAGCACGGTCTTGATGCAGGCACGGGTGCAATCGCCGTGTGTGCCGGCAGCCTTATCGCTAAGAACGGTCTGGTCGTAGAGCTTGGTGAGCATCAATTCGACCCGGCGCCGCCGGCCACCCGCTTCTTGAGAGCGTCGATCTCCTGATCGTGGAGGCGTTCACGGAGCAGATAGCCTTCGAGCATCCAGACCTTGTTGCGTGCCTGTTCACGGGCGATCTTGCGGCCGAGCGCTTCATCGAAGTTCGCCGGACTGGCGGATGCGCTCTCACCAGTGACGATGAAGCCGTTGCGCAGCGTGAGCGCGCAGACTGTCAACGTGGTGCTGGGGAAGACGTGATATGCCTCGCCGGCAATGGCGGCGTCGACCAGATCGGGCGTCAGGCGCGGCGCGGTCAGTCCCTTTGACTGGATCTCGCGTTCAACGGCTGCTTCGTCTCGGCTCATCTTCATCTCCTGGCGAGCGAGGTTCAAATCGGCTCACGCAAATCGATCGCTTGCCATTCAAGGAATTCGGCAAGCTCTTCTGCGGACATCGCGTGAAGGCAAAGGGCGATCATGTTTTCGAGCGCTGCCTTGTTGGCGCGCTTGAGATAATCGGCTGTTGCCTGCTCTGACATGCGGTCAAGGTCGCGGTCGGACATGGGCGTCCTCGCTGATGGTGAATTGGCGTTGTGGTTCGAACGGAAGCCTTTTGACGTGGGCTTCCTCCCACTATCCCCGCAGGGCGGGATTTGGAGCGGACTGCCGGAGTCGAACCGGCCTTTGCAGCTTGGAAGGCTGTTACCTCGCCTCGAAGTAGCCCGCGAAAGGGTCAGGACGGGCCGGGCTTGGTACCGGCTGCCAGCGGCCGAACGCTTCTAGCATCTATGCATCGCGCTCAATCAAGCTGGCGGTGATCGCCTGCGCTTCCTTCAGCGCCGCCGTCCTGAACTGTTTGCGAGGCGGCGCTGTCCCGGTGGTCGCACCCTCGGAACCCACGACAGGCATTTTGCACATGGCTCAGTGCGACATTTGCCATGCACTAGCCGCGTGTACCGCCTCGCAACTGAATGCACATAGGACGGGAAGCGCTTCCCTTTTCCGTGTCCGGGTTGCCAAGGTTGCGGCCCCCAATACGGTGAGCCTCCCGACCTCGATGTGCGGCGCGCCGCCATCCGGTTCACGACACGGCTATGTGCAACTCTATATTTTGGAATGCTTTCGCACACCGCTTGGCCTTGTCAGCCAACCGGGAGACAGGCGCTAGGCGCTCGGCCCGCAGGCTGCGCACTGATCAGCAAATCGTCCCGAAGCGCTTATCGCTGATTTTTGCCGAAAAATCAACATATCGCGCATGATCAAATCAAGAACGCGATATCTAGAGCTGTATGAATTCGATACCGCCCTTTCGAAGGGCTTTGCGCATAGCCGGCCAACGGACAATTGTTCCAGCTATCTCTACCTGTTGGCGCGGCTCTCCGGTTGCGTGGTCCATACCAAGATCGATCATATGAACGTGCTCGCGGTCGAGCAGATGCTTGAAGCTCTGGCCGTCCTCCCAACACGAAAGCTCGATGATACTGGGTTCGATCTTGTATCTTCGGAATGCGCGTTGCAGCCGGACAATGCCTTCGACGAGATCGATCATCGGATTGGCCTCACTCATCAGCGCTCTCCTTGTGGGGTGGCGGGAACACGTATCACGCGAACTCCAGCCTTCTCGGCTCTGGATACCATGTCAGCCGTGCCGCGTCCTCCGGGGAAGGCTATGACCAGATCTGGCTTGCCTTCATCTAACATCTGTTGATTACGGATTGGCCCGGCGGCACGACCATGCTTAGCCCAGTTTGCAGGAAAGATGCGCTTTCTGAGGCCAAACACGTCTGCCCATTCTTCGGCCAATGTATCAGCACCCGGAGCGCCACCCAGAATTAAGATGGCATCAGAAACATCGGTGACCACGTTAAGCGGCTTATAGGCCCGGAGCGCCCGAGCAACAGCATCCCGGTCATTGTAGTCGCGGCCGCCACAAACAAGAACCCTCATCACCATCTCCTTGACCATATCAAGCGGCCTGTATCAGCCCTTCCGGAACAAGAACCTCAAGGCTTTTCCCGAACACCATGCGATCAAGCACAAGCTTGGCAAACCCATCCTTGACCTTGCCATCAGCCTTAAAGGTGGCGAGCAGATTGTCGAAGGGGCCACCGACGATCAGCACTCTGTCGCCATCCGCAAACCCCTCAATCCCCTTGCCCTGGTCGAATGTCCCGTCGGAGCAGAGGTAGCGAAGCTGCTCGACAGCCTTAGGGTCGACAGGAAGTGCTCTGTCGGTCCCTTGGGCGCGGAAGACGTGGGAGATGTGGCGGAAGTGTTCGCTATGCTTGTTGACCGTCTTCACCTGGTTTGCGTCGAGCAGGGCGAAGATGTAGCCCGGCATCAGCAACATGATGGTTTCCTTGCGGAGGCCATTGGTGTGCTTGATGAGGGTAAATCGCTTGTAGGTTGGCATCAGGTGGTTGATGTCGGCGGCTGTCAGTTCCTCGGATGCCCGCCTGTCGCCATGAATCGTCGGGCGAAGCACGTACCACTTTGGCTCGTTCATGCGTGATCCTTGCTATATGGGCTTGGGAGGCCTTTGGCGGTCGATCGCTCGATGTTGAGGCGCTGCAGCGCTTCCTCTTCCAAAATAAGGTGGTAGGCAGCGATTTGTTGCGTGTCCCAGCCCTTTCGGAAGAGTTCGAGCGCCGAAAGAGGATTGATCTTGTGCCTCGATGGCCCGCGCGTCGGCGGCAGTTCAAATCCTGCGTATGGGATCAGCGGCATTGATGCCTTTCCTCGTATGTGGTGGGCGGGGTTAGCTACAAACGACCCAGACAATCAGCGCGAGCGCCAACGCGTCGGCAGCGTTCGAAAATGCCTCTGGCCAGCTCATGACCACCATCCTTCAATGACGCCTTGGAGGTATGATTTCTCGCGCTCCTCTGATCGTTCGAAGCTGATGTCGCGAGACATTCTAACCCGATGATGAAGCGCAACAGATCGCAATGATGCTATCTGCGGGTCGAGGTCTCCGACATAGGCCTGCCTATTGCGCATCTCCTTCTCGATCTTCGAAAGGCCAACAAGCTGCTTGAGGCGGTCCTTTGCCCATGACACATTGCTGCCCGGGGATTTTTCAGAGGCACCCATTCCCGGATATCCTCCCATACCAGCCGATATGCCCATTCGGGCCAAGCTCAGGTCAGCAGTCGTCATTGAGGCTGCGGCCTTGACTACAGACGGACCGGCAACAGCCGCACCGCCGAGCCATCCTAAAAATGCCCTGCGCTTCATCCATGCTCTCCTTCATTTCGAATAGCGGAGGCGATGGGAGTGGCCTGTAGGTGCATCCAGTGAGTGGGCACAGGAAGGATCGCTAGGCGCTTTGTCACGGTTTTGAACGACGACACCCATTCTGATTCAATGCTGTCGTAACGAGCGCAGTGGAGTTTGTTGCCATTCCAGACAAGGACAAATGTCCCATCTTTCGGCGCCGTCTCGATAGGCTGCCATCGATCTCGCTCCCGCTCTTCCATGATGGCCCGGGCGATGGCTGCGTTGAGTTCGGCGCGACCGTTGTATACGTCAGCTTTCCATGCGGTCACGACGTCCCGCGCCTTCTTCTCGATGTCAGCGGGTATGGTCATTGGGCGGGGTCTCCGCAGGCGGCGGCTTCGCGATAGACCTGTGACCACTGCATCGACATGGAGCATGAGGTCAGGCAGATCGCGATCACCGCGATGGTGAGAAAGATGGACGTGCGCTCGCTCATTCCCCGCTCTCCCTGGTATTGGAGACGGCGGCGTCGAGGCCAATGAACGTCATTTCGTGTTGCGCGCAGTAGCGTCGGAATGCGCTTTCGTGGAGTTCTCCGGGGAGAGTGTCTATGGAGTGGCCAATCGTGCCACCCTTCCATGAACCCTTGCGGCGCCCCGTCTCTCCGGAGAATTGGATGTCGAGGGAACGTCGAACCTTCGCGCGTCGGAACAGCGACAGCCACTTGAAGTAGCCCGTGCCGAATTTCCATTCGTATTCCTGGATGATGATCTTGGCGGTAAGTCGCTCGCCGTCAAAGTCGGTGAAGACGAATGTGAAAGACGGGCAGCGGTCCTGTGCCTCTCGCTCGGTCTGGTAGCGCTCGAAGCCATCGCCGGTCGACTCATGGGCGGTCCAGAAGTGCGCACCCGCGTCGTCATAGAAGCTCTTGCGGACGAACCGCCATTGCGTCCATGGCAGGAAATACCCCTTGCGCTGCTCAGTGCTACTGTCGTTTGTCTGACGGCCAAGGCTTACGTCAAGGTATCCGTCATTGACCGAGAACCCGTACTGGCGCTCGTGAATGTCCCAATAGCCTTTGCCGCAAGCCCAATCATATTTCGAGGTGTCGACCCACGTCCGCCAAGGCTTGATGATGGCTGGCAGTTCTACGATGAATGTGCGACCGATCGCGCTCATGCGCAGATTGCACCCGATGCTGTCATCGTCATCACCAGATGACAGAATGACGGCAATGGGCCGATACTTGCTGTCCCGCGAATAGGTGAGCGGGCCGAAATGACGGTCGTTGTCGCTCCATCTGCGGCGCGGCCTGCGCTTCTCCACCATGTCAGTCATTGTGTCTGGCCTCTTCAAATCTGGGATCAACGAAGCGAGGGACCGGCAGCGGCTGGGCGCACCACATCTCGACGAGAGCCATACCTTTGGCCGTCACCTGATAGGGTGTTTCTCCGCCGGCACCAGACTCACGGTCTTCGAGTACGCCGAGGCCCTTCAGGCGGTCGATGGTCTCGGGATAGATGGGTGCATGGCTGTACGGGCACTCAGCGGAGCTGCCGTAGTGATGCAGCACAATGCGAATCTGGAACGGCGTCCACATGCGCGGATGGTCAGTCGTGTCCATTGCGAACTCCTTCACCGAACATCCACGCGAGATCGATGCCGTCGCCCTTCACAGGCGCCGGCCCGAGATCAGTGATCTGGACATAGCGGCCGTCCTTGATCGAGACGCTGCGCATGGCGCAGGGGCAGACCGGGTTGCCATCCTGAGGCCCGATGCAGTTGCAGGCATGCAATGCCTCGCCGCTGTGCAAATATCCCTTGTTCGCTGCTGATATCCTCACTTCTGGTCCCTTCCCTTCAGCACCACCCGCCGCCCGAGCAGGTAGACGTTTCCTTCCCAGTCGACGCGCCAGACGGTCGCCGGATCGATCTCGGGCCAAAGCCAACCGCGCAGGAAATCAAGGGCACGGCGGATCATGACAACGCCCCTGCCCGTCCCAGATCGGTAATGGCGTATTTGGCCTCGAACCGGCCGAGTCCAAGCCGCCGCGGGTCGCCAAACGACAGCGCTCGCCGGCGCATTAATCCTTCGACCATCGAGAACGGAACCGCCTCGCCTGATGGCTCAAGCGTCCAGCCGAGCGCATCACGATCAAACCGGACGATGAGCACTTCACCACCACTGATCGCGGCCAACACCGCTCGCTGCTCATCGGTCAGCCGCATTTGGAGACCCCTTCCGGACGCGGCCCTGAACTCTGGTATCTCTCGACCTTGGCGTATTTCCAAAGGATGTTCAGAACAGTGGAGTGATCGCGATTGAACAGCCTTCCGATCTGGTTGGCTGACATGTCCGGGCGCAATTCGCGCACCAAGAGAATGGCATCGATCCTTGCCCGCTCGATGATGATGCTCTGACGTCGCTTGCCATTGGCTGGGGCTGTGATCAGCTTGGGATCTACGTCATGCAGCGCGCCGGCATATGCGATGACCTTCTTGACGAGTACCCGCTCGCCATCAGTTGAAATGACTTTCGCTTTGAGCTTGCCCAGACGAACAGAGCGCTCCTCGGCAGCCTTTGTTGCGAGATCCTGCTGATGTTCTGCTTCGGCCTGCTCCTTCTCTCGCTCCGCATCAGCGCGCCGGCGCTCCAAGACGCGCCGAACGAAATCCGGACGATACATCGCGTTCTGGTGCTCAGCGTCCATTGCGCGCACCCCCTTTGACGATCCTGGTCTCGGCAATCTTCGAGGTGAATTGACGCGGCTTTTTGAGCGCGTCGAGGCGCGCCTGCTTGTCTGGACTTAGGCCGGCATGGGTCAAGGATTGACGCTTTGCACCGCCGGCCGCCGCGCTCTCGAGCATGGCAGCGATCCGGCTGCGGATTGCGGGGTCTGACCGCTCGATCTCGACCAGATGCCGGCGACGATCATCCTCGGCACGTTGAATGAGCTTGTCAGCCTCGAAACGCAACACCGATCGCTCGGCAAGGATAGGTACGAGGATCGACCGCGCTCGCTTGGCGAATTCTGCACAGATCGGCATATATCGGCCGGTGTGGCAATCGACACGACCCCAAAGGTAGTCGTCGGCCGCTTCCGTAATAGCCCACTCAGGAAGGCTGGCACAGGCGGCACGGTACTCGGCTGCCATATCTGCCGGGTCGACGCCTTGCTGCGGCAGAAACTGGCGGAACATGCGGACGACGGCCTCGCCGATCTTTGCCGGGTCGCAAGGCTTCAGCATCGCATCAATGTCACGGACGCGGCTGGCGATTTCCCTGGCTCGCTTGCGATACGGCTCGGGAAGGCGCTTGAATGCGTCCTTGGTGACGAGGTCAGTCATTGAACGCCTCCTTGATCCGACGTTCAGCCAACCTTTTCTGCGCGCTTGCGCGCCCTAGAAAATCGTCAGATTTTCTTCCTCTCCCTCCTCCCTCCTCCATCTGCGGAGGCTTTTCTCCTTTTGCGGGAAATGACAGGAGGTCAGCCTGCCTCTTTTCCGAAATCCCCTCCGGTAAGAGGACGTAACTTCGGATTTCAGCCGTGATTGGATGGATGTCATTCGGAGTTTTCGGGCGCTGATACTTCCTGAAATTCCGAATTGCCCCGTACTTACGACCGTCCATTTCGTAGCAACGGACAGCGTCAATGCTCTCCAGTTCCGAAAGGATGCCGGCGATATCGATGTTGTCGGCGGGGAATAGGCGCATCTTCAGCGTGATCGGCTTCCACTCAAAGATGCCCTTGTCGTCGGCCTCGACCCCTAGGCCGAGGAAGACCAGACGTGCCATTACACTGGCGGTGACCATCCGCTCGTCGGTAAAGAACCCTGGGTGTAGGGAGCGGATGCGGCTCATGTCTTGATTACCCTGATTTCCCGGCCGTACTGCTCCTTGAAGAGCTTGGCCTTGATCTTGAAGTCGCGCGTGACGTAGCCCTTCGAGTCCTCGGTGACCGGATTGCCGTCGGCGTCGACGTAGTCGAAATCGGCCCGATACCGGCAAGCAACAGCGCCGTTCGCGGCCTGCAGGCTGTGCCAGACTTGGCGGCGTAGGTTGCTGATCAGACCGAGCCGCTCTTGCAGTTTGAGGACTGCCCAACGAGTGGCCTCAGCCTTGCTGTCGAAGGTGATGCCGTCGACTGTGGTCTTCCGTGCGCCAAACTTGTTGCGCTTGCGTTTGGCCTCATCTGCGGCTCGTTCCTCGCGGAACTCGGCTGCCGTCATGCGCTCGAACCTCATGGCGCAGTCCTCCGCGCCTCGACGTCGACGGCCTTGCGATAGTCGGCCTCGATCTGGTTGAGCACGGCAACCTGATGCCGGTAGTGCTCGATCTCATGATCGGGCCGCTTACGACTGCCAGTGGAGTGGTCCTCAAGCCAAGATTGCTTGGCCTGGATGATGCCGCGAACCACTTCGAGCTTGGTCGCATAGGAGATAGTATCGCTCATGCCGCCCTCGCCTTCTGGCGATCGACAAGCGAATAGCCCTGCCCCCATACGTTTTCGATGCGGATTCCGAACGGCGTCAGTTTCTTGCGGAGCTTGCAAATGTAGGCAGCAACAATCCGCTCGTCAGGTTCGTCTGCCCTGTCGCTGTAAAGCGCCTGCATGATGGCCGGTGTCGTCGCTAGCTCGCGAGTTGTCAGGAAGACGAAGACGCGCCTTTCTGAAGCCGTGAGCCGCCACTCGACTGGAATGCGCACGCTCGGTGGCGCCAGCACTTCCTGCAACTGGCGCACCTTCTCCTGCAGCATTTCGATCTCGTGCCGCTGCCGGATAACGAGATCGTCGTGACTGCTCATGCGGCGGCCTTGCGGAGGATTGCCTCGGCGCGCCGCTCACCTTCAGTGCCGAAGCCGAGCGACCGTAGCCGATGATGCGTGCAATAGGGGTTGTCGGTTTCTGCCGACTGGCCGCAAAACAGGAACGTCTCGCCCTTGGCGGGATCATTGACCGGCCAACGGCAATCGCCACGCTCAAGGTCTTCAAGCGGAATGCGGCGCGTGTCGGCATCATACTGGACGGCGCTGTAGATTGTCGGCCTCGGCTTCTCTGCAACCGGCTTGGCCGGTTTCACAGGAACGATGGGCGTCCTGTGCGGCGGACGCTTCGACGCGTCCTTCGGGCGACTGGGCTGTTTTCCGGGAACCTCCCGCACAATGCCTGGCCGTCCACCCGAACCGTGGGTGAAGCCGATAGCCTTCAAGGTTGCATCGCGGTGGACCTTGCCGACGATCATGCTGCGAGTGACTTCGCTGCCGCGCTCGATCGAAACATGTGCCGCAATCTGCGACGCGCTGAGGCCGCCGACGAGAAGTTTGCCGATCAGATCGATTTCCTCGGGTGAGTAGAACTGAAGCGAGCTCATGCAGCCTCCGAAACTTTGCTTGTGATGAATTCGGCAACACGCGGATCGCGATATGGCATCGCCATCGCTAGGCGAGACGGGTCCGTGCGGTCATGGATCGTGATGGCTGAGTTGTGGTCGCGATATCCGAGCTCGACCATCTCGCAGTCAAAGCTCGAAAGGACCGGCACCAGAACTGTCGAAACCAGCGCGATCTGGAAATCGTCACCTTCGTAGGTGACCTCATCCATCACCTCGCCGACCGCGCTCTGGGAATGAGCAGACATGCGCCCATCGCGCCCCACAAGCAGCACCGAATGCTCGCGGCTGTCCGCGGTGATGCTGGCTCGCGTGATCGCCCCCAGCAATTCCTCCCTGTCGAAGAGAAGCCTAGTCGGATTGTCGGGTATGATCAGCCGATAGTCCGGATAGGTCGCATCGACGAGCTTGCTGGCGACGACCTGATCGCCATTCGTCAGGCGGATGAACTTGTCAGTCGCGACAACGCCGACATCGCCGGTCCATGCCGGCATGTCGAAGCCTGGAACGATCATGTCGGGCAGGCTCGCCGCTCCCGATGCGGCCTCTTCGCTTGAAAGTGACAGCTTCGCGCCATCGGTCGCGCAGAACTCGACCTTGCCGTCGCGCAGGCGCCAGGACACGCCAACGAGGAAGTACCGGCCGCCGTCGGGCTCTCGAGCGTATTCAACCCCCTTCTTGATCTTGCGAAGGGCCTCGGCGGACATCGAGAACTTGGCGTCGCCTTCATCGGTCAGCATCGATGGGAGCGGGAAATCGGCCGACGGCAAAATCGGAAGCGTGAAGCGAGACTTTCCGACCGTCACAACCGCCTGGCGCTCGCCGACATCAATCTTCACCTCTGCGCCGATTGATGTCTTCACCGCCTTCAGAAGAAGTGCGGCAGGCAGGCAGGCCGATCCAGCGGCCTCGACATTTGCGCCGAAGGTGTCCGATGCGGCCTGCTCAAGGCTGGTTGCGATGATGGAACCGCGCCCATCCTCGCCGACCGAAATCATGACATCGGCCAGGATTGGAATTTTGGAGGCGTTGTCGACGTACTTGGTGACGAATGACAGTGCGCCGACAAAGGCATCGCGCTCGACAACGAACCGCATCATGCCACCTCCGACATGCGACCATCGATAGCGGCCTGCCGGATGCGAAGCATCGGCAAGGTCTCGACCTTCTCGCGCAGGAGTTCGTAGGCGCGTACGGCATACGGCGAGGTGCGCGCCGCCTCGGCAATAAGGTCGGCAATCTCGTCGATGCCATGAACCTCGGGCATCTCATCGCGGCTTTCCAACTCGTCGATAAGCTCGCTGCGGGTGAGCCTCGACAGCTTCACGTCGTTAGGGTCGCCGAAGCGTTCGATGTACTCGTCCCGGATTTCGCCGTTAGAGAAGTCGCCAATGGTCCTTCCAGCGAGTGCTTTCATGGGTCATTCCTCCTTCAGGCCACGGCCCGAGTTGCGGCCGATGCGTCGCGGAAAAAGTCTGCTTGACGGGACTGGCCATCGAGGTGCCGGCAGGCGTGACGCCAGTAGCCTTCCTTCAGCTCGGTGCCGATGAACTTCCGGCCAAGCTTGAGGGACGTGACGCCCTCGGAGCCGATGCCCATAAAGGGCGACAGCACCACATCGCCGGGGTTGCTCCACATCACCACAGCGCGCTCGATGACATCGAGCTGCAGCGGGCAAAGATGTCGTTCGTCCTGCTTGTCCTTGGCCATCTGGACGTTGAGGACGTTGGTCTGGTCGACGGTCATCCAGACGGGTGACGCCCATTCCTGCCACTGGTCGAGCGGAAACTCGTCCGGCGTGTGAGCGATAGGCTCAACGTTGTCGCCTGGCTTAACGAAGGTGAGTAGGTAGTCGGGCATGCCGCCGCGCGACTTGGCGCTATCCTTACGCAACTGCTTGTAGAGAAGGCCGACATGCTTCGTGCGCGTCATCTCTGTGACAGGGCATTTCCAGATCGTGCGGCGGGAGTGCATGATCCAGCCGGCATCTTCGTGGATCTGGATGATCTGGCCCGAGAAATCCTTGATGCCGACGGCGCCGTCACGCCATTTCGTCAGCGGAAGATCAGAGCAATGCACCGCCGTCAGCCGGCCCGGCTTGGTGACGCGGAATTTCTCGCGCACCATGAAGGCATAGTGGTCGGCAAACTCCTCATCGGTCGAGTTGCCCATGTCGGCCGCATTGTCCGAATAGACAAAGAGTGAGCCAAACGGCGGCGAGTAGACGCTGAAGTCGATGCTGTTGTCGGGCATCTGGGCGAGCACATCGACGCAATCACCATGGATCGCCTGCCAATTCGGCCCGGCCTCGGAGTTCAGGCAGCGGATATCCATTCGGGGAGCCTCGCGGTTGCGGTGGGTTGGTAGGCGACCTTCACGGCGGATGACCTTCCCTGCGCGCGCCTCATGGCCTCGCGCATCGCGATCTTCATCCGTTGATGGTCAGTGGACTTGCGATCGATCACGCGACCGATTTCGTTCTCGCCTTCGGCGACGATCAGATGCACCTGCAGGGTGCGTTTCTGGCCGAAACGCCAGCACCGGCGAACGGCCTGATACCAGGTCTCATAGGAGTAGGACCGACCGACGAATGCCATGCGTGCGCAATGCGACCAATCGAGGCCGAACCCCATCATCGACGGTTTGCCAATGATGTGGCGAGCCTCGCCGCTCTCGAATGCGGCGATCTTCTCTTCCTTCTCGTCGACCGATTGTGACCCGCGTATTTCAATGGCGGATGGGATCGCAGCCTTGAGCGCATCGGCTTCATAGTCGGTATCGCACCATATGATCCAAGGTTCGGCTTGATCGGCGGCGATTGCTTCGCCGGCCGTTTCGGCTCGAGCCTGGATCGTCTGGCGTTTGACGTCGTGGAGATTGGTGGCTGAGAGACTGACAATTCCGAAGATGTCAGCGAGCGTGGCATCCATCTGACTGCTACGAGCGCGATGACGCGTCACCTCGAAAGCAGGCAGATCATAGCCGTCATCGCTGAAGTCGCCCAGATCAGATGGCTTCTCCGCCATGCGTGACCATGAAGCCATCCAGTCCCAGAACGGTCGCTCGGCATGGCCCTTGAGGCGCCAGTGCTGCGAAGCGGTCGATGTGTCGTTGATGAAGAACCGCGACAGCATTTCATTCGCGGCCATGATCTCAAGGAATTCGGCGTAGTTTCCGAGCTCCATGTGGTCATTCGGCGCCGGTGTCGCAGTGGCTGTCAGCTTGAATAGCGATCCTCTGAAGGCGTCGATCAATGCTCGGGTGGTCTTGCCGGTGAAGCTCTTCAGGATGGAGGCCTCATCCAGCGACACGGAGCCATAGGCAGACGGGTCCAGCCGATCGAGGCGGTCGTAGTTGCAGATATTGATGCCAGGACCGGCTTCGGACTGATCGCGGATAACTCGCGCCTCGTAGCCCCATTTTTCGGCTCGGCGTCGCGTCTGTCCGGCGACCGCCAGCGGCGTCAGAATGAGCGCGCGGCCATTGGACGCCTCAAGCGCCTTCTGGCTGAACTCGAGCTGGACCTCGGTCTTCCCGAGCCCTGTGTCGAGGAAACAGCCGGCAGCGCCGGTCAACAGATGATGTTCGACGCAATGAGCCTGGAACGGAAAAAGATGCGACGCCAGTTCTGGTACGCGCTTCATTCCCTTGGCTGGCGCGCGCAGGGCTTTTCGGGCGAGAAAATCCGGATAGGCGCTCATGCTCGCACCATGATCAAAGCCAGCCAGACGACGCCGGCAACGACGCCCCAACCAGCTAGGCTGCCGAGAATGATGACCGGCAATGACCAGCGAGAGCGGCGAATTGTGCCTCCCGCGCAATCGTCACAGTCGCATTCCAACCGGCTGCCGCTGGAGATGTTGGAATGAGCGTTCATGACTTCACCAGATCGCGAACGCCGCGGTCATGGCGAGTGGATGCGCCGCGGCTTTTGTTGTTGACCCAGCGGCTTACCGTGGGTTCGAACTGGTAGGTGACGCGGCGGATGTCATCGATCGACATCTCGGCTGGCGCTTCCGGCTTGAACATCAGGATCGCGTATTCGCCTGCCGAATATTCGTGACCGGGGACGAGCCGCCAGCCAGAGCTGAGGTGGTCGACAAGCTTGGTGCGGGGGATGAAACGAAGGTCCATCACACACCGCCTTTCGGCACATAGATGCAGTAGGTATTGCCCTCGGGCTTACCGCCGGTGGAGCAGCGATAGGGCATTCCGTCGGGCGACGGTCGCACCTTGGGTGAATCGTAAGGAATGACTTCGCCGGTCTGCTTGATCTGGTAGCCGTTCGGCGTTTCCCGGATCGTCGTCATTGGCACTGGCATGCAGTCGCCGTTACCGCAGCATTCAGGATCGAAACGCCAGCCGGTGGGTGCTTCATGAGCACGAGCCTTGGTCGCCGACAGCACACCGAGACCGAGGGCGACGACACCGGCAACGCCGGCCGTCCAGGCAAGGACCTTCACTGCGACGATGACTATGGAGTGCGCTTGACGATCGGCATCACACTGATCGAGCGGGCAGCCGCATTCCGGCCACGTCCTGCAGCCCTGTTCTGCCGGTGTATCGGTTAGGTGCGAAAAGCCGTTCATTTTCATAATCGGGTCTCCCTTCGTCCAAACCTTCGATTTCGATCATGGCCAGTTGGTCGACTGCCTCATCCGAGCCATGGCGGATGAGCAGCTTTCGGATTTCGATGATCATCAGTGTCGGACGCCGCCGTTCACCTGCCGCGCGAGTTCGTCCCGAGCTCGGCTGACACGGCTGCGAACGGTGCCAATCTGCACACCTCCGGCATCGGCGATTTCCTCATAGGAAGCGCCATCGACGCCGATCATCAGAAGCGCGTCGCGGTGATGTCTTGGGAGTTCGAAGACCTTAGCAAGCGCCTGCTTGGCTTCGTAGGCGGCCGCTTGATCATCAGCAGCAAGAGACATGCTCCGCTCGATAATTTCAGTGTCGAAGATGACGCGTCGGCTTGCCGTCGAAGTTGACGCCCTCGCCCCAACTCGGCACTGGGCGATAAAACTGTTGCGAAGGATGACGAACATCCAGCCCTTCAGATTGGTGCCTGGTTGGAACTGGTGCTGCTTTTCAATGGCCTTGAGCATGGTTTCCTGAACGAGGTCGTTTGCCGCATCGACGTTGCCGGCCAGCTTCATTGCGAAGGCCTTGAGGGAAGCGCGGTGCGTTTCGACGGAAAGTCCGAAATCGAGGCCAACGGCGTTCATGGCTCAATCTCCTGCCGCAGCTCCGGCGCCAGCCAGAGCGCGAATGAACGAGCGCATCGCATTAAGGACCGAGCTATGGAGATTCTGATCCGCGCCCCCAAGGAGCGCGTCGGCACGGTCGATGAGGGCGTCGAGTTCGCGGAGTTCTTCCCGGCCATAGCGGAGTCCTGTCAGCTCTTCGAGGTCGCGGATCTGGTCCGCGTTCGGCTTGATGCGCGTATCGGCGTACCAGCAATCCTTGACGCGGTTCGCGGTCCACTGGGGCTCGCGGTCAAGCTGCTCCGCCTGCTTGCGGTCGTAGGCGAGTATCTTCCGAGTTGCGTGGCACAGCCGGGCGCCGACAGAGCCGAGCGCCGGTGGCGCAAGCCTTGTCTTGAGAGCGTGCTGAGCAAACTCAACGGACGACATTTCTGATTTCTCCGATGACTTTTCGGACATTTCCGAAACTCCCTGATCCATGTTTGACGTCATGGATCGGAAGCAACGAAAGGACCTGGGCTGCGGCCACGAGAGGTGGACCGAACAGGATGCGAGCGACGCGCTTAGGCTCTTGGCGGAACTGGAAGCGCGACGTGGAAAGGCTTCGGGAGGCCTTCAAAAAGCTCCCGACAAAATTCAGCAGCCGAGCAGGCGCGGACACGCAGCCGCTCAAGGCTCCCAGTACAAGATGGATTTCAGCCGTACCTCGTCCCCGTCGGCTGACCGCGGGGAGGCCAGCGCATCGCCGCGCAAAGGTCTCCCCGCTTCTTCTGCGAGTGGTCGCTGAAAGGGTCATGCTGCGGCCCTCGCCTTCGCGCGCTCATTGGCGCAGCGGGAGCAAAGGACTGACGTCGACTTTGTCTTGCAACCGGCGCGGTCGAGACAACCCTCCTTCGGGTTCCTGACGAACGCAGGCACGTCTTCATCAAAAGATTGGTTGGCGACTTGTCCCGATTTGGCGCTATGACTCCCGGCCTTGACGGCCGCCCGCTCTGGCTGAGGCAAGACCTCGGCCATTTTTGCACCGCCGGCATCGGGACTTGGTATGCTGCGCTGGTCGCCATCAGCACCCGGAGTAGCGGAGCGGGTTACAGACACTTCGATGGAAAATGCTGCCCCGGAGGCTTCAGGGGGGCGGATAGCCTCCGGGGCGTTCGGCTGCTCGGGGGGAGTAGCAGCCGAGGGAGAATTGCGTGCCGAGCTTTCGTCGCCCAACTGCTCGGCGTAGTCGGTTGGCTCCTGGGCCGGGTTAACAATCCGGCTCTGCGACAGAACTTCCTGATCTTCCAGAACAATGCCATCAGCGTCGTGTGGCGGCAGACTAGTTGCGACCTGCTCGGGGCTCCCTACCGGACGAAATTCGTCAATGTTTTCTCGTGTGCGCGCAGGTGCACGTGCTTCTGGCTCGGCGGGGATCATGTTCATGGCAGCAAGGTAGAGGTCGACAATGGTCGAGTGCTCATCGTAAGCGGCCATTCCACCTTCGGATCGACGGATTTTGAGGACGACCTTTGCCGCCTCCTTGTCGAAGCCCCTGCCCTTCAATTCTTTGAAGACTTCCGCGATGTCATCGGCGATGGTCTTGCGCTCTTCCTCAAGCCGCTCGATGCGCTCAATGAAGGAACGGAACTCACGCCCGGCAACGGTCTGGCTGGTCTCGGTGATTTCGTCGCTGGCGCTCATGCGAACACCTCTCGCGATACAACCGAAATTCGGTCCGCAACCCACGATGTGAGCCGATTAACCGCTGTGAAACCATCCGAAATGGAATGGAAAGACCGGCATGCTTCGTGATTTGCTAATGGTTCGGCACGTTGTCGAATATTCACCGGGCCATAAGGGCTCGGGAGCAAGAAAAAATGACCGTTCCTTTCACAGAACCGATTGCCGTTGCCGATGTATTTGCTTCTGGACTTTGCCGAGTAGAACCGCTTTCCGGGGGAAACATGCGTTTCACCTTCTATGCCGAACAAACGTCCATCATGGATGGGGAGAAGGAACGAGTGATCGTTCAGCGCCTCGTCATGGACGTCGATGCTGTTCGCGATGCTGTTCTGACAGTCCTGACGGCGCTGAAGTGCCCGCCGGCCTGTATCTCGCATATTCCGAACTTGTGCCGCCACTGATGTCACGATGCCACCTCGTGGCCGGTCGCATACCAAGCGGACGGGGGTACCTCCCCGTTCGTCGCGGCTTGGATCAAGTCCATGTACTTGCGGCGAGGGATAACCCCGTTTTCCCACTTGTAGACCATGCTCTTGGACGCACCGACCATGGTTCCGAACGCCTCGAGAGAGAGTTCCTTGCCTTGCCGGTATTGCGTGAGCTGATGTGCGGGCTGCTGTTGCATGCCCTGTATGTTTCTATTTCGGAAACTGATTTGTCAAGCACGCTCCGTAAAAAAGTTTCTATTTTTGGTAACGCCCCATCTGAGCGCTAGAGCGATAATAGAAACATGCCGGCGCCGAAGACCACGAAGATCCACCACAAAAATCGCCGCCCCGCACAGGTCTACCTGCGGGAGTGGCTGAAGTGGCGCGGCCTCACTGCCGAGCAGCTTGCCGGCCGACTTGAGACCAGCAAGAGCGTCATTTCCAAGCTGATGAATGGCCAGCAGCGGTATAACCAAGACTGGCTGGAGCAGATTGCCTACGCGCTCGACTGCGACGTGCAGGAGCTGTATCGGCTGCCGGACGCCCCCACAGCAAACGAGCTCCTGGCAAAGATGCAGCCAGAAGCTCGTGAAGCGGCCATGAAAGTCCTCGTCGACCTGGCCCAGATGCGAAAGACCGGAACCGACGGTTAGTTCAGGCCGGCGCTCGGGCGATAATCCCGCAGCGCCGCTTCCATCTCATGCATCTCCTGCCTTGAAGGCATCTCGAACATCTCCGAGCCTTCGCCGACAGTCCCCATCAAAGGGACCAGCGTGAAATCGTCGCCCTGCTGGAAGGGTATGATTGCGTCGATCCTGAACGTGTAGCGCGGGAAGAACCGCTCCATGTGCCCTTTTAGACGTTCACTGCTTTGAATGATCTCCGCTGCTCGATGGGCAGGCGGGACGATGTAAAATTCTGAGACTGTTCGTGCCATTCTCGTTCTCCTGGTTAGCTGAATAGCCACCCTGCTACGGCTACAAGAACAAAGCAAGAACGATTTTTGAGCATGGTTGCCGATTCGAAAACCTGCCCGTCGGCACCCATACGTTCGATGTTTCTATTTCAGCAACTTTCTTGTTGACAGCCGAGTTTCTGTTTGAGAAACTGACCTCAACAACAAAGGAGCTACGCAGATGAGCCTCTATGATTTCTGCACCCACATTGCCGATCCCGACACAGGCGCGATCATCATCGACGACTACGAATGCCAGCTTTCGGCATCGGTCGAGATCAGGAACGGACTGCCGGAATACCACTTCGACGAAGTGATCAAGGACGGCGTCGATCTGCTCAAGAGCAAGTCAACCATGACCAAGATGCTGGCGTTTTCGATCATCGAGCAGGCCGAAACGGCATCATGGCTTCATGACAAGATCAACGAACGCGAAGGCATCGTTTGCCGTGGGCTTGGCTACAACGATCCGAACTCTCGCATTGCGAGGATTTCGTGATGGCCCGCACCTATTTCATGGACTTCGAGCGCGACGACGAAACCAGCGTGACGGTTGAGTATTCGATCAGCGCATACGACCCCGGCGTTTGCTCTGGCCCCGCCGAGGACTGCTACCCGCCTGAGGGCGGCGAAGTCGAGATCGTCAAGGTTTTCAACGATGCCGGTCCCGTCGAGTCGACCGACGCGGAAGATGAAAAGTGGTCTGCGTACATCGCGGAACATCACGATCACGGCAGTGACTATGACTATGATGATTGGGAGCGTTGAGATGGCTACGAAGCCAGAATGCCCCTACTGCGGCAGGACGACCGGCCTACGCCAAGTCCATGACGGCTGCGGCAGCATTCCCGCCGAATACACCTGCGAAGGCTGCTTTACGGCTACAGACACCGGCCCCTGCTTCGATGATCTGCCGCTTGCCCCTGTCACGATGACCCCGCGCGAAGCTGGTGAAGCCGCATTCTATGAATGTGAAGGCAACAATGCGGCATGCCTCAAGGCGGCTTTTGATGCGTATGAGGCCGCGGCAATAGCCCCTCTATACAAGGTCGTTGAGCGCATCCTCGACGAGGAAAGCGCCTATATCTCGCGCCCTTCTCGCAAGGTGACGCAGCGCATCGCCTTGGCGGCAGCGATTGCAGGCGTGCAGGTGAACAAGGCCACCGAGGACGAGTACCCGAAGCTTCTCGAAGACGAATTGGATCGCGCTCGCAAGTGGATTGAGGCTTTCGAAGCAAACCTTGGGCTCCGCGATGCGACCGTCATCAACGGCTCACCGATTGCCGAGTTCGTGGCCGGCTACCAGTTCGACGCCAGCGACGAAGGCTTTGTTCACACGCCGACTTTCCATGAGCAGACGATGATCGAGGATGCCATCTGCTCGTTCATCTCAGACGGCAGGCTTCTCAATGCAGCCCTTGACTTTCAGTGGCCAACACCGTCCCAAACATCGGAGGCCTAACCCATGGCCTTCCAGATCACCGCCACCCTTTTCGTCATCGCTGTCTACTGCGCCTTCCTCATCGAAGCGCTGCGCAGGTCGTGACAATCACTGGAGCAACCATGATCAAGTTTGACATCCTAAATCGCTTCACTGGATCGGTGCAGTTCACCGCCGAGATTGATTGTAGCGAAAACGCAGAGCGTTCGGTCAAGATCGGGCTCGCGGTGAGGTGGGGGCTGAAATCCCGCGCGGACCTCTCCCGCGCGAACCTCTCCGGCGCGGACCTCTCCCGCGCGGACCTCTCCCGCGCGGACCTCTCCCGCGCGAACCTCTCCGGCGCGGACCTCTCCCGCGCGGACCTCTCCGGCGCGAACTTCTCCGGCGCGGACCTCTCCCGCGCGGACCTCTCCCGCGCGAACCTCTACGGCGCGGACCTCTCCGGCGCGGACCTCTCCCGCGCGGACCTCTCCCGCGCGGACCTCTACGGCGCGGACTTCTCCGGCGCGGACCTCTCCCGCGCGGACCTCTCCCGCGCGGACCTCTCCCGCGCGAACCTCTCCGGCGCGGACCTCTCCCGCGCGGACCTCTACGGCGCGGACTTCTCCGGCGCGGACCTCTCCCGCGCGAACTTCTCCGGCGCGGACCTCTCCCGCGCGGACCTCTCCGGCGCGAACTTCTCCGGCGCGGACCTCTCCGGCGCGGACCTCTCCGGCGCGAAGAGCGCCGATCTTGTCATCGCCCGAACCCGCATTCTTCCGGAAGGAGACATCATCGGCTGGAAGAAATGCCAAGGCGACGTGATTGCCAAATTGCTGATCCCTGCTGCCGCCAAGCGTTCCCACGCTTTCGGGCGCAAGTGTCGAGCCGAATACGTCGATTGCCTCGAATTGTTCGGTGCCGACAAGGGCATTTCGTTGCACGACGGCAAGACCGAGTACGCAGCTGGCCAGCGTGTCACACCTGATGCCTTTGACGAAAATTGGCAGAGCGAATGCTCGTCCGGAATCCATTTTTACATCACTCGCGCCGAAGCCGAGGTGCACTGACCACCCCTCACTGGAGGACTTCCCATGCCTTCCATTTCTGGAACTGCACTCCGCGAATGCAAGCGGGAAGCTGACAAGGCGCTGCTGCAGTTCGAAGCTGACGAATTCAACCGCAAGGCGGAGATCGAGGCCAATTGGGTCGAGGCGCTGAAATTCGCTGACGAAGACCCGCGCCTTATCGCGGCCCACGAAGCGAACATCAGGCACAACCGTCGCATGGCGATGTGGTTCGGAATTTCTGCCGAAGAAACCCAAGGGGACGCAGCATGACCATGGTAGCACAGGCACTCATCGAGCATGAGCCGACCGACATGCAGGTCAGCCCACGGCGCGAGATTTCCGACGTCCCCCCGATGGTGTCGATGATCGAGCGCATCATCATGGACCCGTCCATACCAATTGAGCGCCTTGAGCGCGCGGTCGCCATGCACGAACGCATGGAGGACCGTGCTCGTGAAGATAGGGCTCGGCAGGCAGAGAAGGCGTTCTTCGCGGCCATGTCGAAGTGCCAAGAAGAACTGCCCGTCGTCACCAAAACGCGGCGGAACACCCACACGAACTCGACCTATGCTGATCTGGCGGCCATCGAAGAACAGGCGATGCCGATTATCCACAAACATGGTTTTGGCGTGCTCTTCCAGCCGGCAGGCTACAACAGCGACGGCGAATTGCAGATAAAGTGGAAGCTCACCCACGATGACGGGCATTCGGAGAGCGATGTTGCCGGCATTCCGGTCGATGGCGCTGGTTCGAAAGGCACGGTCAACAAGACCGGCACACAGGCATTCGGCAGCACGGCAACTTATGGCCGGCGCTACCTGCTCTGCATGCTGTTCAACATCAGCACCGGCGATGACCGCGACGGGAACAAGGTCACGCCAACCGGCGGCCCAATCAGCGAGGAACAGGCTGGCAAGCTGCGCGGCCTGATCGAGCAGTCCGGCGCCAACATCGAAATCTTCTGCGAAAAGTGGAAGATCGAAGCCGTTCCCGATTTGCCCGCCGCGAAGTTCGGCGAAGCCTATGGCTCTCTTGAGCGCTGGCATAAGTCGCAGGGGGGCGCACGATGAACGAGATTGTTTCATTCGTTCCGGCTAATCCGGTTAGCGTCCTCACCGACGAGAAGCAGTATTCCGAGTTCTACAGGCGCATCAAAGAGGAGATATCCTCTCACGTTCCGAGCGTCGCGACGGTCATGGGGCGCAAGGCAATTGCCTCTCTTGCCTACAAGGTGGTGCGCACGAAGACCGCGATTGATGACGCTGGCAAGGAACTCAACGAGGAAGCCCGCGCCAAGATCAATGCAGTCGATGCACAGCGCCGCAAAATTCGCGACGAACTCGACGCCCTAGCCGCCGAAGTCCGCAAGCCCCTCACGGAGTGGGAGGACAAAGAGGAAGCCCGGATTGACCATTGCAAGGCAATGGTTCGGCACATTGAAGAGTGCGGCAAGGGCCTGATCGGCGGAGAGCCACAGCCTTTCGGTATCCTCTTCCACGAACTGGAAGAGAAGATCGTCATTGACGAGAGCTTTGGCGAATTTGCGGAGCAGGCACAGGTCGCCAAGGATATCGCCCTCGACAAGCTCAAGGCGGCTTTTGCGGCGCACCAAAAGGCCGAGGCCGACCGTCTCGAACTGGAAAAGCTGCGCGCTGAAAAGGAAGAGCGCGACCGCGCCGAGGCCAAAAGGCTGGAAACCGAACGCCTAGCAGCCGAACAGGCGCAGCGCGAACGAGAAGAAGCCGCCCGCCAAGAACGTGAAGCTACCGAACAGAAAGCCCGCGAAGAGCGATCGGCACAGGCTGCGCGTGAAGAAGAACAGCGCAAAGCCAAGGAGGCGATTGACCGCGCTCAGCGCGAAAAGGACGAAGCCATTGCGAAGGCTGAAGCCGACGCCCGCGCAGTGCGTGAGAAGGCTGAAAGCGAAGAGCGTCAGCGTCAGGCTGAGGCAAAGCGCATTGCTGACGAACAGGCCGCTCGTGATGCCGATAAGGCGCATCGCTCTGCCGTCATGAAGGCAGCCAAAGAATCGATCATGTCGCACGGCGCCGACGAGGACACGGCCAAAAAGATCATTCTGGCCATAGTCGCCAACGAAATCCCCAACGTGTCGCTGAGGTTTTAGCCATGACTGAGATCGTTCAAGGCTCCCCCGAATGGCACCAGCTTCGCCTAGGCAAGGTTACTGCCTCCCGCATTGCTGATGTCTGCGCCCGCACCAAAACCGGTTGGGGCGCAGGCCGCAAAAACTACATGGCCGAACTCGTCGCCGAACGGCTGACGGGCACGCAGGCAGAAGGCTTCACCAATGCAGCGATGCAGTGGGGCACCGACATGGAGCCCGAAGCCCGCTCCGCCTATCAGTTCCATGCCAACAAGCGCGTCGTCCAGGTCGGTTTTGTCGATCACCCTTCGATAGCCGAAACCGGAGCGTCACCTGATGGCGAAGTCAGCGATGACGGCTTGGTCGAGATCAAATGCCCGAGCACGGCAACGCACATCGAAACCCTGCTCGGCGGCATCGTGCCAGAAAAGTACGTGCTGCAGATGCAGTGGCAGATGGCCTGCACTGGCCGGAAATGGTGCGATTTCGCCTCATATGATCCACGCTTGCCCGAAAGCATGCGCCTGTTTGTGCGCCGCGTTGATCGTGATGAAGCGCTTATTGCCGACATCGAGAAGGATGTGACCGAGTTCCTCGATGAACTCCGCATGACCGTCTACCGGCTCCAGAAGAAATACGAACCCGACAATGCTGAGCTGCCCGAGGCGGCCCGATTGTTGATGGCTGGCTGAGCGCGAGGAACCTGAAATGCGCTTCATTATCCGAGATGAAACCGTACACGCAGCCTTCGATATGCTGGAGGCGAACGCCCATGCAGCAGCGGTCGCCAAGGCGATGCGTGAACGCACCGAAGATGACCGCAAGGCTGCCCGAGCCCGGGTCTTCCTCAAGGCAACAGGCACGGTTGCGGAGCGCGAGGCTCAGGCACTCATTTCTGATGAATATCAGCAGGCTTGCGAACACTTCTATGCGGCTGTTGAGGCCGACGAAGAACACCGCAATCAACGCGGCAAGTGCGAGGCCATCATCGAGGCTTGGCGGACCTGCCAATCCAATTTCCGCGCAATGGGCAAGGTGGCCGCATGAACCGCCTCATTCTCCGCACCCTCGCCGCATGGCGAGCATGGCAGGCAGATCGTCAAGTCGCCCGCAAGCGCAAGCAGTTCGCCCGCTCCAATCCTCATATCGTCGCCTTGGCACGGCAGATCGAACAGAAGCGTAAGCGGCATCAGCCGACCCGAGCCGATCTCATGTTGCTGCGCCGGATGAACAGAAAAGCGTTGGGAGGCGACATCTGATGGCCCGCTGGATATGGGATCTGCTTTTCACTCGGTCGAAATGGGAAATCATCAAGGAAGTGCCGCTCACTCGCGAGGACGGCGCTCGGGTCGGCACTCGATATGTCATGCAAAATCAGTGGGGCAATCTGAAGCAGAAGGACATCCAGTGATGGCCCGCTCTGTCTCCGAATGGATTGGCCGCAGCGACGATCACCGCGCCCCTGGCAAGGTCCGTCAGAAGGTTTTCGACCGTGAAAAGGGCAAGTGCCACCTGTGCGAACAGCCAATCCAGGCTGGCCAGAAATGGGACTTGGACCACGTCAAAGCCCTGATCAACGGCGGCGAAAACCGTGACGCCAATCTCAAGCCTGCGCACCGCAAGTGCCACAAGGACAAGACTGCTCGTGACGTAGCTGAAAAGGCCAAGGTCGCCGCCATTCGTCAACGACACCTCGGTATCACCGTTGACGCTCCTAAGCTTCAGGGTCGTCCCTTCCCAAAATCAACCCAGGCCGCGAAACGCGCGAGCCGCGAGGCCAAGACGCCTCTGCAGCCCAAGCGCCTGTTCGACCAAGTAGAAGCGAGGAACCAGCTATGAGTTCGCACACTCCGGGGTGCACGTGGAACGAGATGTTCCCAGAACGACGTGCGGTCGTATTGCAAGATGGGCACGTCGACCCGATCACTGGCCCTCGCTGCATCGTCAAGATGTCCGAAGGCCCCCAAACTGGCCTCTATGTGATCGCGCATACCGACGAGGTTCTGTCGGAAGGAACGGAAGTTCTGGTCAGTGACCGCTCAGGCCGTACCCGCGCCGCCATTTCCAAAGCTGGGGGTGCGTCGTCATGAGCATCCCCGGCTACGACGATTGGAAACTCCGCACCCCTGAAGATGAATACGAGGCCAGTGGCGGCAAGATTTGCCCGTTCTGCGGTGCGTATTCCCGGTGCAGTTGCGAGTTTGAGGAAGAAATCGGCTGTTGTCTTTGGGAAGAGAGCGAGCCCGAACCTGACCCTGACTATCTCCGTGACCCTCGGGAGGATCGGCCATGACCCTGGATGCAAAGGCTTTGGAGGCGGAAGTCGCGAGGCTAATCAAGCTTGCCGGTGGATACGGATACGTAAAGGTCCATACCGACACGCTACGGTCTATCTCCAGTGCCCTTCCCCATGCAGGCAAGGTGAGCGACGCCCTGCACAACGCGAAAATCTTGATCACCGCACTGACCGGGCCAGACGATGCCATCGGGCAAGCCGCAATTGCCGAGATCGAAGCAGCTCTCTCAAGCCAACAAGCGGAGGCGGTGCCGGTCGCGTATCGCTATCGACATAGCGCCCACGAAAACTGGTACTACGGCCCCCATGCAATGAACTGGTGGGAATGTCAGCCCCTCTACGCCTCTCCCTCCCCGGCAGATGCGGGACAGCCGACCAAGGCCGTTGCTTGGCGATACACGGATGCCGACATCAACGGTGATGAATGGCCGTGGACGCTGACCGACAATGAGATTGTAGCGCGCCGGTACGCAGTCGTTGAGGCTCTTGGCGTCATAGTCCCCGCCACAAGCCAGGCGAAGGGCGGGGCGGGGGAAGACGGACCTGTTCCGACGTACGAATGCGATTTCAGCGTCGGCCAACCGGTGCGTCTCGCCAACCCCTATCCAGAAATGGACCCGTCCACGGTCTTCTACGTGACCGGCATTTCGTGGGAGCACCGCAGGACTCCGGCGCATGGCTGGAACATCATGGTTGCCAGCAAGGAGGACATAGCGAAGGGCTATGGCCAGACCGACGGCTATCGGCCTGACGACCTTCTTCCGCTCCGCTCTTCTTCTCCAGTAGGCCAGACGGCGAAGGAGGGCGGCGAGTGATGCGCTATTCCGCCTCGCTCGGCTTCTTTCGCTCTCTGCGTTTGATCTCCCGGTCAATGGCTTCGCGTATGAAGTCCAGGCGCGCCTCATCATCCGCTAGCAAGGCGTCTATCCGCGCAGTTGTCCCCTCTGCCATCGGCAGTTGGATTCGCTCTGTCCATTGCTTCTTGCGTCCCACGCGAGCGGTGGTGCCATGTATATGAAATCCGGTCAAGCGACACCTTTTCGTGTATATGATATTGACTTCATACCATATACACGTTATCTCTTCAATCATATACACGATTGGAGGTATAAAATGAACGCCACCGGAAAGCACCAAGCCATCGGCTTCAATGAAGCAAAGCGAGCAATTGCAACGGGTCGAGCAAGGGCGCGCGCTCTGTGGGTGATCCTGACCGATGAGCACCAGCGCGACGGCTACGCCCTCAAACCCTCGCCTTGGGAAGGGCCGGGAGAGTACCAAAACGTTTCTTTTGGCGATGGCCCCGGATCGCTGGTGCGGCTGCCCGGTGGCAAGTCGCTGAAGGTACCAGCCATCGCCAAGGCAGAGGGCCACTGAGATGACCGACCCGCAATTTGACGCCGAAGTCGACACGCTGGAGCTTCGGTACATGCGCGGTTGGATCGGTCTCGGCGACTTCCGTGTGGCCATGGTCGAACTTTACGACCGTGCCGACCGCGAAGACCACACCGTTCTCCACCCCTCCGATCCGGTCAGCACAAGCAACGATAAGGAGGGCTAGATGGCTCGTGTTCTCGTAGCCTGCGAATTCTCAGGCATTGTCCGTCGCGCCTTTGCTGTCCGTGGGCATGATGCATGGTCCTGCGACCTGCTCCCGGCCGAAGACCGCAGCAACAAGCACATCGTCGGCGATGCCCGCGAAATCCTTGACGACGGCTGGGACATGTTGATCGTGGCGCACCCGCCCTGCACTCGCCTGTGCAACTCGGGCGTCCGCTGGCTCACCACGCCGCCGCCGGGAAAGACAGCCGAGCAGATGCAGGACGAGTTGCGCGAAGGCGCGGCCTTGTTCTCGTCGTTCTGGAATGCTCCGATTGACCGGATCTGCGTCGAGAACCCGGTGATGCACCGGCACGCCAAGGCGCTGATCGTCAATTACCAAGAGCCGGTACAGTCGGTGCAGCCGTGGCAGTTCGGCCATGGCGAGGTCAAACGCACCTGCTTCTGGCTCAAGAACCTGCCGGCGCTCATCCCTACCGATATCGTCGAGGGCCGTCAGCCCAGAGTTCATCACATGTCACCCGGTCCCGACCGTTGGCGCGAGCGCAGCCGGTTCTTCACTGGCATCGCCGAGGCCATGGCCGATCAGTGGTCGGATCACGTCGAGCAGGAAAGATCCGCAGCATGAGTGAGCTTATAGAGCGGCTGCGCGACGAATGGCTGCGGAAGGCGACATCGTCTTTCACATGCCAGGAGTGCGGCATTCAAGCCAACTTCATCGACGAGATCGAGAACGCCCTCGACGCCAAGGATAAGCAAATAGCTGAACTGGAGGCGGGCGGCTGGCAGCCTATCGAGACGGCGCCGAAGGATGGGACGGTTGTCATCCTCTACTGTCCTCAAGGAGACGGTAACCCCGGATCCACCTACCGCGTGACTGTGGGCAACTGGTGGAGCAGTCAAGATGATCAGGAGCCATGGGAAGGCTGGGTGTCATGGGATGGCGGCTTCAGCGAAGACACGATGATGCCCACGCTCTGGCAGCCTCTCCCCGCTCCTCCCTCCCGTATAGATAAGGAAGATAGAAATGGGTGATGTGCGCGAGCGCCTTGGCATCTACATTGCCAGCAAAACGGCACATGGGCCGCGATGGGTGCAACTCCGCGCTGACGGGCTCCCGATCATCTCGACATGGATCGATGAGTGCTACCCGGGGGCTACCGACGATTGGGCGAACCTATGGGTTCGGTGTGTAAATGAGGCGTCTTCAGCGAGCGCGCTCATTCTCTACCGCGAGCCCGACGAGGTTTTGAAGGGAGCTTGGCTTGAGGCGGGTGCCGCCCTGGCTAAAGGCGTTCCAGTCTTTGCGGTCGGATGCGATGAGTTCAACGTCAGGCATCACCCCGGCATTACCCTTTGCCCTTCGCTCGGCTCGGCGATCGCGCTGGCTTCCGCCCCCGTCCCCTCCCCATCAGGAGATGCAAATGAATAGGGTGGAGACGCGCCAAGCGACGGTCTATTTCGCCCCAACGGCTGGCCGACGCTATCTCACACGCAAGGCTGCCGCACAGGCGGAGGCCAAAGCACTGATCCGCGCGAAGTACCCAACCGAACCGGCAGAACATGACGATGCCGGCCGCTGCACCTATCCAGGCTTTCACTGGTCAAATGACGAGCGCTTGCAGCGGGTGTTGGTGCGGCTAACGGCTCGCCTGCTGGCTCGCCCCGCCCCCATCGCACAGAAGGAAGAGGCGCGATGACACGGGCGCTTGCCATCAAGCAAAAGCAGGTGACGGCAATCTGTAAGGGGGCAGCGAAGGCGGGCTACATCCCAGTTGTGAAGATCGGGGATGTCGTCGTGCAATTGGTGCCAGCCGATTCCGATTTGCTCAAGGTCCTGACAGCCGAGGTTGACGAAAAGCCAAAAGGCTATTTCTGATGCCAGACATGCCCCGCAAACGCCTGCCATACGTCCAGAGGGAAGTCACCAGACACGAGACAGTTGTCTGGTACTTCCGCCGTGGAGACGGACCACGCGTGCGACTGCGTGGCGAATATGAGAGCCCTTTGTGGCTTCGGGACTACGAGAACGCCAAGCGCGGGAAGCCAAAGGACGAGACGCCTACAGCCCACAAGGGCACGATGAAGTGGCTCGTAGGTCAGTACAAAGAATCAGGTCGGTTCCTCAACCTAGCGCCCGAGACGCAGAAAATGCGGGCTCGCGTCTTGGACAAAATTTGCGAGACAGGCGGCGAAGTCCTGATTTCGGAAATTACAGCGAAGATGATCAGTGCAGGCAAGGTGCGCCGAGAGGCCACCCCTTTTGCCGCAGTCAATTTCGTAAAGATCATGAGTCAGCTTTGCACATGGGCAGTCGATGCCGGCTACATGGATGACAATCCAGCGGCAAAGGTCAAGGCAACCATGCCGGAGAGCGATGGACACCACACATGGACTGTTGAGGAGGTTCAGCGCTTCCACGCCTTTCACGCGGTCGGCACGCGCGCTCGCCTTGCGATGGATCTCATGCTCTACACAGGGCTACGTCGTGGCGATGCGGTTAAGCTGGGCAAACAGCACGTTCGCGACGGCGTGATCACCTACCGGGCATCGAAGAATGGCGCAGAGATCGTGATACCGCTTCTGAAGCCGTTAGCCGACAGCATCGCTGCTACGCCGACAGGCGACCTTGCGTTCCTCGTCACGGCACATGGGCGACCATGGGTCAAGGAATCATTCGGAACATGGTTTGGGGAGCAATGCGCGGACGCGAGCGTTCCAGGCCGTGCGCACGGCCTCAGAAAGGCGGGAGCAACTTTCGCGGCAGAGAACGGCGCGAACGAGTTCCAATTGGCGGCAATGTATGGGTGGAAGTCGCCAAAGATGGCAGCGCTGTATGTAAGGAAGGCGAACAAGGCTCGGCTTGCGAAACAAGCAGCGAACGCACTGTCCCCGCACCTAGAATTTTCGTCCCCGCACCAAGCAGGGAAATCAAATGGTTAG